ACGCCTCCGAACTCCGCCAGCTCGGGTCGCGTCTCCGTAAGACGCGACCCGACGTGTACAAGGAGATCCGCAAGGCTGTCCTGGAAGAAGCGAAGGCCGTCGCTAACGATGCGCGCGGTTCGGCGTCGTGGTCGTCGAAGATTCCCGGCACGATCAAGGCGTCCGCGCAGGGCCTCAACACGGCCGTCGTCAAGGCCACCGCGGCGGACGCTGGGCCGTTCGAGCTCGCCGGGAAGAAGGGCACGTTCCGGCATCCGGTGTTCGGTGGGGATACGTGGGTCACGCAGGACTCTCACCCGTTCCTTCACCCTGCCGCGTTGTCCCGGCTCCCGGAGACCGTCGAACATCTCGATCTCGCTGTCGTGACAGCGGTGGACCGCGCAATCAACTCGACGGGGGTGTGACCTAAATGGCCGGCACCTCCATCAAAATCTCAGGCAACGTCACCGAGGCCCTGGCCGCGCTCGACGCGCTCGGCATCAAGGCAGGGGAGACGGCAGCCGAAACCGAGTCGAAGCTCGGCGGGGCAGCCGAAAAGACGGGCGGAATATTTCAGAAGCTCGGCAATACGCTCGGTAACTTCGGGCTGCCGTTCAGCGAGTCCCTGACGAAGGTGGGCGACAAGCTCTCCGACACCGAAACCAAGGGCCAGAAGTTCGGTGCCGCGCTCTCCTCTGTCGGTAAGGCCGCTGTGCTGGGTGCTGGCGCGGGGTTCGCTGTCGTCGCTGTTGAATCGGTGAAGCTGGGCGAGGCGTACCAGCAGACAACGGCCGGTATCCAGGCGTCGGCGGGGATCAGCGCGTCCGCGGCCAAATCGATCGGCGACGCGTTCCTGACCACCGCGGGGCAGTCGACGTTCTCCGCGCAGGAGATGGCGTCCGCGTTCAGCCCCGTCGCTGGCGTGGTGAAGAACCTCAACGGCGGGGTGTTGACCGCCGCCGCGTCGATGGACGTGATGAAAGCCGCCACGATGGGCGCGGAGGCGTCCGGTGGGAACCTGACGACCACGACGTCGGACCTGACCGGTGTGATGCAGGCGTTCCAGATCAAGACGTCCGACTCGAGTACGACGATGAACGCACTGTTCAACGCCTCGAAGACCACGGGTGTCAGCATCGATTCCCTGTCGTCGACGGTGGAGAAGCTGCACTCGAAGTTGGGTGTGGCCTCGCCGAGCCTCGCGGACACGTCGGCGCTGATGGTCGACATGACCGAAGCCGGCGTCACCGGCCGGGCTGCAACGGCCGGGCTCAACACCGGAATGACGACGCTGCTCGGTGGATCCAAGGCCACGAATGCGGAACTGAGCACTCTCGGCGTGTCGGTGTACAACTCGTCGGGGCAGTTCGTGGGCATGCAGTCCGTCATCTCCCAACTGCAACCGAAACTCGCCGGCATGACCGAGCAGCAGCAGGCCCTCGCTGAGAAGTCCTTGTTCGGTGCGGGTGCGGCCAGCGCGATGAACAAGGTCGTCTCCGGTGGTGTCGCCGCGTTCAATTCGGCGTCCGCTGCGGTGAATCAGAAGGGTGCGGCGGACAAAGCCGCGGAAGCGCAAGCGTCAACGCTCAAGGGCACGATGGAGAAGCTGAAGGCCACCGGGGAGGACCTGGGCACGAAGTTCGGCATCATCCTGATCCCGAAGATTCAGGAACTGGGTGCGGCGACAGCCGACGTCATCAACTGGTTCACGAAGCACAAGGCGATAACGGAAGCCCTCGCCGCTGTCATCGGCGGTGTCCTCGCTGTCGCTGTCGCCGCGTACGCAGTCCATCTGGTCGACGCTGCCGCCAAGTCCGTGATCTCGTCGGCGAAAATCGTTGGTAGCTGGGTCGGTATCGGAACGTCCGCGGACGCCGCGGCTGCTGAGTCGACCGCCGCCGATGCGGAGGTCGCTGCTGGCAGCGAAGAGATGGCGACTTCCAGCATTGCCGCGTTCGGGGCCATGATCGGCGCCGCCGCTGGGTGGGTCGCGACTCAGGCCGCGCAGCTCGCCGAAGGCGTCGCCGGTATGGTCACCTGGGGGGCTGAGCACGCCGTCATGGCCGCCTCGTTCGTCGCGGAGAACCTCGCGATGATCGTGTCCGCTACTGCCGCGTTCGTCGCGGAGAACCTCGCGACTCTCGGCATCATCGCCGGCATCGCCCTCCTCATCGCCGGGATCGTGTTCCTCGCCACCCACTGGAAGCAGACGTGGAAGATCATCCAGGACGTCGCTGGGGATGCGAAGAAATTCATAGTGAAGATATTCGACGATGTTGTCGACTTCGCCAAGAAGTGGGGGCCGCTGATCCTGACGGCGGTGGCACCGATGATCGGGATTCCGCTGCTGATCATGCAGCATTGGGGTGTCATCGAAACATTCTTCGAGAACCTCTGGTCCGACGTCACCGGCTACTTCAGCCGGGCTCTGACGTGGATATCGAACTTCTTCGAGTCGCTGCCCGGTAAGATCATGGGCTGGTTGTCGGGCGCCGGGACGTGGCTGCTGAGCCTCGGCGGCGACATCATCCATGGCCTGCTCGACGGCATCAACGCCTACTGGAAGTTGGTGCAGGACTTCTATGTGAAGATGCCGGAGGCGATCCTCGGGTACCTCGCGAACGCCGGGACGTGGCTCACCCAAAAGGGTAAGGACGTCATCACCAGCTTCTGGAACGGCATCAAGGCGATCTGGCTGACCGTCACGAACTGGGCCGGCGGCATCCATCAGGACATCGTCGGGTACCTCAATGGCGCGGAGACGTGGCTCGTCCAGGCCGGTGAGGACATCATCAAGGGCCTCGTCAAGGGCATCACCAACGTGGCGGGTTCGGTCGGTAACGCGATCAAGGGCGCGGTCGGGAACATCCCCGGTGCGAGTTCGGTGCTGGGTGCTATGGGTGTGCATCTTGGGGCACTGGGTGGCATTGTCACCAAGCCGACGTTCGCGTTGCTCGGTGAGGGTGGCGAGACGGAGTACGTGATCCCGCAGCATGTCCTCAGCGGCATAGGCGGCACGAATGGTCTTCCGTCGCTGCCTGGTCTCAGCTCCGGTGGCATGGGCAACGCCCCGACACCGCCTGGAGCGTTCTCCAGTGGCGGGGGCGGCAGCAAGAGCGTCACTTTGAACGTGAGTACCCCGCAGGCCAACCCCACTCAGCTCGCCACCGAGATGGCGTGGATTCTGCGCCCCTACCTCGGGACCTGACGTGGCGTTCCCAACGCCGGCCGTCGTCCCCCCGACTCTGTCCGCGTGGCAGTTCCAATACGCCGGGCTGACGTTCGGGCACGGGCAGCCGATCAAGATAGCGCAAGTCACCGGCATCGGTGACCTCGCCGTGATCCGCACAGGCGACCTGTCCAGGTCGAGGGACCATGGGGAACTCATCGGCCTCGACCTCTACGGTGGCCGTGACATCAGCATCGACCTCGAAGCGGAAGACGCCGGGTCCGGTGTGCAAGCGACCCTGCTCACACTGGCCGCCGCGACCGTCGTGGGTGCGACCACGGAACAGCCCCTGTGGTTCCAGGTCACCGGCTACCCGCTGCTGTGCGTCATGTGCCGGCCCCGTAAGCGGACCGCCCCGTGGGATGTGGGGTATCAGATCGGGAAGGTCGGCGTCGTGTCGACGCAGTTCCACGCCACCGACCCCCGCCTGTACGCGGCCACACTGACCGCGACTGTCGGCTTGGCGAGCCCGACCACAGGGGCGACGTTCCCGGTGACGTTCCCGATGACGTTCGGCACCGTCGCCCCGTCCGGGGTCACGGTCACCAACGCGGGCAACACCGAAACGCGCCCAGTGCTGGTCATCACCGGCCCGGTCACGAACCCGTCGGTCGCGAATTCGACCATCACGGGCGCTCCGACGTTGCAGTTCAGCAACCCGAATCAGGTCGGCTACACGGTCAATTCTGGGGACCAGCTGGTCATCGACACTGATACGCATTCGATTCTGTATTACGTCGGGGGGGTGTCGTCGGGGTCCGCCCCGGCGTCCCGCGGGGGCTGGTTGGTGTCGGGTTCGACGTGGTGGGATCTGCCGCCGGGTGCGTCGCTGATTCAGTTCCTGTCGCAGGACTCCGCATCCGTCGCCGGAACGGTCCAAATAATTTGGGCTTCGGCGTATCAGCTATGAGTATCCGCGTCAACGACGACGGCGACCCGAACACCATCACCTACCTCTTCACCGATCTCCATGGGAATCGCATCGAAGAACTACCCATCACCGGGGTCACGTTCAGCCTCGCCTTGAACGCCTCCGGGCCGTTCGCCGGTTCGCTGAACATCGAAGACCCTCGAGTCCAAGCATTGGACTGGCAGGCGGCGACAGCACCGAACCTCGCGCAGGTGTGGGTCGACATCAACGGGACCCTCGTCTACGGGGGGATCGTCCAGGAACGCACCTACGACATGCCCTCCGGGACCGTCGCGATCAAGGGCACCGACCATTACGGGTACCTGATCCAGCGGTTGCAGGCGCAGGACTACTCCACGGTGTGGGCCACGACCCCGTTCGGGGCCGCGCAGATCGCGTACACGGTGATCACGGATGCGCTCGCTGTCGCGGACTCTCTGCCGCTGTCGGTGACGACCCCGGCGGCGACACCGTCCCAGTACGGGATCACGTTGGCGGCGCCGATCAGTCAGCGCATGACGGTCGATTCGATCATCAATCAGGTGGCGGTGTTGGGGTGGCTGGTGGGTTTCGACTACGCCATCGACGTCAAATACGTGGCCGGTGTCCCGACCGCGACGTTGACGCTCTCCTACCCGCGGCGGGGCCGGGTCGCTGGCACCACAGGTTTGGTCATCGACACCCAGTCGGCGCTCGCGTTCACGTTCGACGAGTCCGGCACGGCTCAGGCCACCAGCGTCACCGAGGTCGCGACGGGGTCCGGTGGTGTCGCGACCACGGGGCAGTGGACGGCGGCCAACACGGTCGGGTATCCGCTGCTGGAGCGGGTCGGGTCGCACGCGTCGTTCTCGTCGGCGGCGATCCCACAAACCGTCCTCGACGCTTATGTGGCGAACGATTTGGCGTTGTCGGCGTATCCGGTGGTGACCCCGCAAGTGACGATGCCGATGTTCGCTGAGCCCGCGATCGGGGAGTGGATCGTCGGTGATGATGTGCGGATGCTGGTCGCGAAGACGTTGGGTGCGGGTCCGCCGCCGAATCCGCGGTTCCCGGCTGGGATGGACTTCTATTGGCGGATCACCCGCGCTGATGTGACCGTGCCAGCCGAAGGCATCCCCACGGTGGCGTTCACGTTCAACATGCCGCCGTCGTCGACGCCGCAGCGGCCACCGCAATAGGGAACACTCAGCGGAGACGCCCGTCTGCATCCTGGGTGACGAAACAAATCTGGGGCATCTCCGCTGAGTGCCGCCCACAGTCTAACTGACTGAGCCGCGCAACCCAAAGGGGGACTTGGAATGCCTGGTGTTTCGCCGCCAAACAACGAGAAATTCTTTGCGCTGCTCGGCGGCATGCAAAAGCAATTGCAAGCCATGAGCACCCAGCAGCAGCAAGCGATCACGAACGCGCTCGGGCAGGTGATCATCAACATCGGTTTGGTGCCCGGCTCGGACCCGGCCCGATATGGCATTCAATTTCTTGATCCGAGTTCGGGTACCGAGATCGCGTTTTTAGGGGAAGGCACGTCTGCGGCGTTGTCGCTGTTGTTGGCCAACGATGGCAGTTTGACGATGAAGTCGACTGCGGGCACGACGGTGCTGTATGCGGGTCAGGCGGCGATCCCCGACGGCAGTGGTCGCCTGCAAGAGGTCTTCGAGTTGTACCGCGACGACGGCTCGATAGCCCTGGCGCTAGGTGACTTCGGGACCGTCTACGACCACGCCCACCAACAGGCACTGCAGTGGTACGACCGCAGCGGCCGCATCGTGCTCGCCGATGACACGACGAGCGCTCACGGCCTCGCGGCTCCACATCTGGCAACCAGCGGAACGCTTGTCAATACCAATACCTCAACGTGGCCAGCGACGACCAGCTCGGGCTTCACGACAATCGCCAACGGTGAAGTAGAACTACACAATCCGAAACTCAAATGGACGATCACGTTGATGGCGGATTCGGGGGTGACGGCCGAATTCCAGATGCTCATCAACGGCACCCAGATCGGCACCACGCAAACCGTCACAAGTGGCTTCTCGACATGGACGGCGACCAACCAGTCGCTTGGCGGCCTGCTACCCGGTGGTACCTACCTTGTGGAACTTCAAGCCAAGGTAACTGCTGGCAGCGGATCAGCTCGCGCGCAATGCCTGCAAATCACCGGCGATCAGTCCTAGCCTAAGGGCATGGATTGCTGAGCGTCGTCCCGAGCGCGTAGTCGGTCGGCGTCTCACATGGCGTGGCAACGACGTAGGTCGGTGCGGGCGGGCGGAGGACACCGTCATTCCCCGTTGTGCCAGGCCCCTGCACGACGAGCGTCTCGCGCGGCGTCGTCTTAGCTGGCGCGGGTATCGAAGCTGCGGTCACTGCTGCCTCCGTTGGTGCTACTGCTGGCGTGTTCACGGTAACCGCAGTCGGGCTCGAAACAGCAACGCTCGCCGAACTGGACGCGACCACCGGCTGATCAGCGGGCTGAACAACGACTGGCTGCGGCGCGACGGATGCACCACCTGACACAGCGAGTCCGAGACCAACCCCGGCGCCGATGAGCGCGAGTGCGGCTATGCCGACGATCTTGGTCCGAGCGTTCATGGCTGGTCCTCGTCTATCCATCGTTGCAGCAGGTCGCGGATGACCTCGCTGACGTTCTTTCCCACCGTGTGAGCTTTGTCCCGGACTGCTTGGTACAGGTCGTCGGGGATTCGTACTTGCCGGAGCGGTGTCGTTGCCATCACCGCAACCATAACCCTTGTATATACACACGTCAAGAGGGGAGACCGCGTGTCCGACTGGATGCTCGCACTGTCCGGCCCACTCGCCCAGCGGAGCCCGCTACTCGCCACCCTCGACCGTGCCGGTGTCGACGTAGATCAGGACCATGGCCCACGCGGTTTAGACACCGATCCCACGACGGGCTGGATCACCTGCCGGCACCCCGACGTGGATGACGTTGCACCGATCGCTATGGACGCCGGGTGGGCGCTGCGGATGCACTGGCCGACCCCACGCTGCCCCGCCTGCAACGGCACTACGAGCGTGGAGTTGCCGTGTCTGCACTGCGCGGGAACTGGGCGCACCGAGAAGCAACCCAAGGGAGCCTGACGTGGCATTAGAGGCTCCGGCGTTCGTCATTTCGGCGTCTTCCCATTCGGCTGCGCTTTTCCGCCAGGCGTCGCAGCTGTTCATCGACGGAGCTGGTGTCGCCGAACCAAGTGGCCTCGCGGTCACCCAAAACGGTGTTGCGAACATGTCGGTCAACGTTGCCGCTGGCACGCTGTGGATGCCGGGCACGCTCGGTGCCACGACTGGGTTCGGTTCGAACGTCAACGCTCAAACCGCCTACGGGCTGCCGTCGAGCAAGACCGCGCAAGGCATGTACGCCGCCTATCAAGACGGCACAGTGAACCTCAGCATCTCCGCGGCGGACCCGACGAACCCGCGTATCGACATTGTGACGGCCGCCGTCCAAGACGCGCAATACGCGGGGTCGACGAATCTTCCGGTGTTGCAGATCATCACCGGAACCCCGAACGCGTCCCCGTCGGCGCCGTCCGCGCCCGCATCGTCGGTGGTCCTCGCGCAGGTCGCTGTCGCCGCTGGTGTGACGTCGATCGTGACCGCGAACATCACCGACGTGCGGCCCATGCTGTCGGTGCGGAGCAGTGTCACCCGCACGTCGGGTACCGCCCAGTATCCGACGCATCCCATCACTGGGCAGTACGTGGACGACGCGTATCTGAACGCGCTGCTGCGGTGGACCGGCTCCGCTTGGGTGCCTCCGTCGCCGCAGACGTATCTCCACACCGACACGATCGTCTCGGGGCCGCCGGCTGTGACGACCGGCGTCAACGGTGTCACCAGCGGCCTCGCGTTGCCGACTTTGCCGTACGCGACGCTGCTGAAGGTCTCGGCGCTCTGTTACATCCACCAAGCGACGTCGACGGATGTTTGTGAGGCGATCGTGCAGCAGAACAGCAGCACGGTGATGGCCGCTGACATGACGGGCAGTTATGCGAGTCCGTCGATGCATAAGGTGTTCGCGGTGGCCGCGGGTGTGTCGCCCGGTACTTGGCAGCTGCTGCTGTCGAAGATCAGCGGTTCCGGGTCGTCGGCGACTGTTGTCGACAACGAGCGGACGTGGTTGCAGATCAGCGTCGAGGCGGCGTGACGTGAGTGGCCTGCTGAATAGCACCGGCGTCGTCGTCTTGGAGTATGTGGGTGGCGCTGTTGGTGCCGCAGTCGTCTTGTACGTGTTCCGGGGGGTGCCGAAGTTGTTCAAGCGGTGGAATCAGTTCCTCGACGGTTGGGCTGGTACACCCGCTAGCCCCGGCGTTCCGGCCCGCCCGGGGGTGATGGAGCGGTTGCAGGATTTGACCGAGAGTCAGTTCGAGGATCGCGCGAAGATCGCGCAGGTCCTCGCGACGTCGACCGCGAATACTGCCTCAGCGTTGGCTGCCAATACCGCGGAGACAGCGAAGCAGCTCGCCAAGTGGACAGCGAAGACCGCCCAGGATGTAGCTGATCATGCGGCTAAGACCGACGCGGCGATCGTGGGCCTGACTGAGAACTTGGATGTGATCAAGCGGCAGGTTTCCCAGATTCATCATGAGACGCAGCCGAACGGCGGGGATTCGATGAAGGACCAGTTGAATCGCCTCGACCCGTTGAAGCCCTGATGGTCGCGGTCACGGTCCCGATCGAGGGGACCGCTCATGATTTTGCCTATTGGCCCGGTGCGCCCGTGCTCGACTCGGCGGATCTGTTCGAGTCCTGTTATACGGACGGCCCTCATGCGACGCCGTTGGCCGACGTCGAAGCGATTCGGGCGACCGGCAAGGGCATTCTCTGGAACCACGAACGGGGCGCCCTGGATTTGTTGGGCGGCTCGACGGCCGGCACCCTCGCAGCCCAGGAAGCCATGGCGGCGGTCATCGCCGCGGGCACACCGACCGACGGCAGTTGCGCGATCGCGTACTCGGTCGACGGCAACGTCGGCCCAGCCGACTTCCAGAAAGCCCTCCCAGCGTTCCAGGCGATCAAGCTCGCGCACGGCGGCCGGTTCCTGACCGGCTACTACGGCGACCTCGCCCTCTACAAGTACTTGAAGGCCGCGGGCTTGGTCCAGACGAAGTGCTGGCTGTCCGCTAGCGCATCGTTCCCCGGCTACGACCCGAACGACCCCGACGTCGGCCTGATCCAAACCGTCGGCACCGACATACCGGGCACTGACCGTGACCTCGTAACGGACCTCGCGAACCTTGGAGTTTGGATGACGCAAGTAGATCTCACCCCCGCATCGATCACGCTCGTCGCCGACGCGGTATGGCATCAGATACTGGTCCCCGCCAGCGAGCCGTACGCCGGCAACGTCTACGGCGACCTGATGGTCCGCGCGAACCAGCAACTCGACCCGCTGCTCCCCGCGATCCAAGCCATCGTCACGACGATGACCGACCAGCAGGCCGCGACCCTCGTCGCGCAGATCCTCGCCGGCCTCGCCGCCCTCCCGCCCGCTGCGACGAAGCAGGACGTCATCGACGCCATCACCGCAACCATCAAGATCGGAGCCACCTCATGACGATCAGTTGGGCCACTGTCAAGACCATCGGTGAGCGTGTCGTTGGCGCGTTCGCTGTCGCGTTCCTCGCCGCGTTGCCGGCCACTCTCGCGGGATGGCACGTGAGCGTATTGGAGAAGGCCGGTTACGCGGGCCTCGCCGCCGCGCTGGCGCTCGTTCAGTCGCTGCTGTGGACCCTGTTCTCCGGTCAGCCGCAGCTAACCCCAGCGGCCCGCGTAGGCGCAGCCAGGTAGCCATGCCGTCACGGTTGCAGTCCCTCGGCGCGTACAAGCCGGACCAGTCGAACATCGGCATCTGGCTGTGGATCGGCCTCGGCGTGCTCGTCATCAGCTACGTGTCACTCGCCGACCTATGGCTACGCCGACACCAGCATGAGTACATGACCACGGAGTACCGCGAGGCGCTCCAGTCGTGGCTGTGGGGTCCGGTCGTTTGCTTCTTGACGTTCGGTTTCCTCGCCGCGCTGTTCTGGCACTTCTTCATCGCGAAGAACCCGGCAGGCAACGGATGACTGATCCCGACGCGCATTACATGAAGCAGACGTTCCAGGAGGTCGTCGCCTACCCGCCCCACGGCCCACGCGCGTCCGATCCGTACTACCCGATTTTCGAGGCCGCGAAGCGCCACCTCGTCCACGTTCTAGGGGTGGGGTGCTGGATCGGCGGGGCCACCCTCGCGCAGATTACGGCGGGCCTACCCGCCGGGCATCGGTGCCTCGGTGCCAAGCAGTTGGAGGCGCATCACGCGGTAGCGGAGTTCGCTGGGCTGAATGCGGTCGATTGGCAGAAGGTAGCGGCCGACTTCCCGCAGGTCGGGATTCATTCCGACGCCGACTTTCTTCGGTTCGCCGAATCAGAAGGCGGCCTATCGATTCTCTGCGACAAACATCATCGGCTCGGCAACACAGGCATTCATGCTGTGACGTACCCAGTGTGGCTGCTTGACCGCTATGCCCGAGCGGACTGGGAATTCCTGCCCGTTCAACCGCCTCACGTGTGACTGATCCGCGTTGCCGATTCACACCCAGGGACGAATGGGATTCGGCGTGGCTCCGGGGCATCCGCGTCATCGACGCACCCGAACTGACGAACACCGACCGCGAATGGCTGAACGAGCACTTGGAGCTCGCAGCGTCACGGGACAGGTACCGCACATCTAAAAGGGGAATCAGTTGAGTCAGCACAAGTATGGGTGGATCCCGACCCCGGAGGCTGAGAAGGCGCTTGCGCCGACGCGGCTGTTCGACGCGAGCAAGCCGCTCCCTGCGTCGGTGGATCTGCGCACGTCGGGGTTCATGCCGCCCGTCTACGACCAGGGCCAGCTCGGTTCCTGCACCGCGAATGGTGGGGCTGGGGCGATCGCCTACGACCTCGCGAAGCAAGGCCAGCCCGGGTTCATGCCGAGTCGCTTGTTCATCTACTACAACGAGCGGGTCCTCGGCGGCGACGTCGACCAGGACGGCGGGGCGACGATCACCCAAGACGCCGCCGCGATGAACAAGTGGGGTGCCTGCCCGGAAACCCCCGACGACCCGTACGACATCGCCAAGTTCACCGTCAAGCCATCCAAGAAAGCGTATTCGGATGGGCTCCTTCGCCGGTCGGTGGACTACCAGCAGGTCCAGCAGTCGGAACAGGCCATCAGGAGTGTCCTCGCGGATGGCATTCCGGTGCTGATCGGGTTCACCGTGTACGACACGTTCGAGTCCCAGGCCGTCGCCGAGAACGGGATCGTGCCGATGCCCCAGTCGGACGAGCAGGTCCTCGGCGGCCATTGTGTCCTGGTCGTGGGTTACGAGCAGCTCAACGGGGAGCCGTACTGGATCGCCCGGAACTCTTGGGGTCCGGGTTGGGGCGACCAGGGCTACTTCTACTTCCCGAAGCAGTACCTACTCGACAACCAGCTCGCATCGGACTTTTGGACGATTCAGACGGTCTCGGCGCCGAACAACGGCGACCCGGCACCACACACCGACTGGCTCGACCGCATCGCCGACGACATCTGGCACTTCGTAGAGAAGGTCTGACATGCCATTGACCAGCGCGCAACTCGCCGCGTTGCAAGCCGAAGCGAAGGCCGCGACCGTTGCCGCCACTGCCGCGATCGGCGCAGCGTCAGCAGCCGCATCCGCGGCGAGCACTCTCACGGTGACCGTCAGTGGTCTCACTGCGGATCCGACACCTGCGCCGCCTCCACCGCCGGTCACCTCGTATGCGGTGACCGGGCTCGCCGCAGTGGTCGGCCCGGGCGCAGGTCAGATCACCGTCAGTTGGACGAATCCGACCCCGGCGCCGACGAGCGTCGACATCGGCCGTAACGGTGTCGAATCCGGTGGTGGCGCACCGAACTGGTCGGGCACCATGACGGGCGCCCCGGTGACGGTGACGTTCAACAACTTGGCGACCGCCTTCGAATACGAGTTCACGATCACCCCGGTGCAGGCGTCCGGTGCGGGCACTCCGAGCACGGTGCAGTGCGAGATCCCCGCAGTGACTCCTACCCCGACGCCGACTCCTACACCCACGCCGACTCCTACGCCGAGCGGGACGACGCTGCCGTTCAGTGTGGGCGTCTACGTCGGCGACCCGCCCACTGCGGCGGCGATGAGCGGCTACGACACGTGGCTCGGGCACCCGACCGGGTTCGTGACCATCTTTCCGGGCCACTACGACGACCCGTCGACGATGGACCCGACGGGCGAGATGGCTCCGGTGTTGGCGGCCGGCAAGATCCCGATCGTGCAGTGCGAGCTGGTCATCTTCCAGGACGCCGGGGAGACGTGGCGCAACGGCATCAACGCCGCCAGTTCAACTGGCGACACGTACGGTCAGCGAGCCACGAAATGGGCCACGAATGTTGCCGCCGCGATGAAGGCCGCGAACATGGCCGACGTTCCGGTGCCGGTTCGGCTGATGAGCGAAGCCAACAACGCCAGCGCCGATGGCAGCGATAGCGGAGCAGCGGTCAACCAGTACAGCAGTACTGACGTCGCGCTCTACATCGCGTTCTTCAAGGGCGCCTACACACTGATGAAGGCCGCCAACCCGAACCTGATCATCCTGGCCGACTGGTCCTACGACCCGACCGGCGCGAGCCTGACCGTCCTCTACCCCGGTGATGGGTTCTGCGACGGCATCGGCATGGACTACTACGACTTCCTCTACCCGTGGGGGTCCGGGTTCACGACCCAAGCCGCGCAGGTCGCGACGAACTTCGGTGGCTACCAGGGCGGCGCTGGTTACCAGTCGTACATCACCTGGGCGCAAGGCAAGGGATTGTGGTTCTTCATCCCCGAGTTCGGTATCGGGTGGACGAGTGCACCGCCGACCGACCAGAACGCGCTCGCCTGGCAAACCATGTTCGAGGCGCTCGAGGCCAGCGCGGCAGCGGGCGGCAAGATCGGCGGCGTCAGCTTCTGGGAGACCGCTTACCCGGGCGGCAACATGGCCGGCAATTCGTCGGTGCCGTTGTCGCAGGCCGCGTATCTGGCGACGTTCGGTTCGCTGCCCTCCGCGCCCTGGCCGCGGGCGTAGTCGACTTCTACGGGCTGCTGCGAGCCGATGGCAGCGCAAAGCCCGCGCTCACCGCTTTCGCCTAATACCCACCCATGCCCTGAAAGGGAGTTCGGCTATGCCGCTAAAAGTAACCCGCATCAGCACCAATGAGGACGGGTCGCCGCACTACCACTACGAGCAGGACCCGCCCGACCCGTCGAAGCCAGTTGTGTTCACCGGACCCGTGAAGGGACCGATCACCCTGCTCGACGGCACCACGTACGAGGTGTCGCCGGACTTCATCGAGGTTCAGTCCCACGAACATGCGGGCGAGTTGTCGCATCACATCGGGGTGCGGCACGAAACCGACGGTCACCCGCTGCACACCGACGGTGAGCCGTTCGTGCACGAATGCACCGACGCTTGCGGCCCCGCCAATCGCCAGAAGGTGAGCAAGTAATGGCTCTCGCATCCTCGGCCGCGGAGAACGCGGCCCTCAACGGCATCGCGGGTGTCGGCTCGACGAACACCGTCCCCGACATGAGCCTGCACACCGCAACCCCCGGTACTACGGGGGCGTCGGAGAACGCCAACTCGGGTTCGTACGCCCGGCAGGCGGTGTCGTGGAACGTGGCGTCCGGTGGGTCGATGACGAACTCGAACACGCAGACGTTCACCACGGCGGGTTCGGTCGCGGTGTCGTACATCGGGACCTGGTCGTCGGCGACGTATGCGGGTGGCACGTACGCCATCGGCGCGGCCCTGAACTCGTCGGTGACGGCTACGTCGATCGTGATCGCGTCTGGCGCGGCGTCGTTCTCGGCGTCGTGACGAGCGCCCGCTGACCGTTACCGCCCGCGAGAGGCGGTGAACTGTGGCTGTTGCATTCGACGCGGTCGGCCCGTCAGCGGCGGGCACCGACACGTTCGTCTTTTCCGGCACGACCGGCTCACTCACGTGGTCGCACACTGTCGGCGCGGCCGGCACCAACCGCTGCTTGTTCGTCGCTGTCTCCTTCGGTAACGAGGGGGGCAGCGACGCCTCGACGGCGGTCACCGTCACCTATGCCGGTGTGTCCATGACGAGTATCGGCGTGGTCCACGCCGACAACTCCACGGTCGGTTTCGTTCAATTGTTCGGTCTCGTCGCGCCTGCGACCGGCGCGAACAACGTCGTCGTTTCCGTCACTGGCATTCCGACAGCGGCGACGGACAACAACACGATCATCGGCGGGTCGGTCAGCTTCACTGGCGTCAACCAGACGACCGGGTGGGGCACAGGCGTCACCGCCTACGGCAACTCGGCCGCTCCCAGCGCCGCCGTCACGGGCGGCTCGACGTCGGAGATGGTCATCGACGCCGTCACCAGCGGTACCGGTGGCACCACCTCGACTCAGACGAACCGCTGGACGCTCAACGCGAACACCTATTCCGGGGCGGGTAACTCGGCTTCTTCGACAGCGGCCGGTAGCGCCTCGAGCGTCACCATGTCGTACTCGATCACCAGCGACTACTGGGGGATCGTCGCGTGCCGCGTCGAAGCGGCCAGCGGCACGATCACGGCTACGGGTTCGATCACCTTGTCGGGTGCCGACGTCTGGGACGAGCCGGCCAGCGGCAGCCTCACACTCACGGGCGCGGCGTCCACTTCCGGGCGGGCGACCGCGTCGGGGGCACTGTCGCTCAGCGGTGCCGGCACCTGGAACGAGCCGGCCAGCGGTAGTTTGTCGCTCGCCGGTACAACGACGTGGAACGAACCCTCTAACGATTCGCTCTCCTTGTCCGGCGCCGCGTCCAGCGTCGCCCACGCGACCGCGTTAGGCAGCCTGTCCCTCACGGGTGCAGCGACCTGGTCGACCGGTTCGGCCGGATCCGTTACCTTCTCCGGCGCCGCATCGGGTGCAACGGAACCGACCGCAGCCGGCGCGCTGACTCTCAGCGGCGCCGCCACGTGGGACGAACCCGCCAGCGGCTCACTGTCGCTATCCGCCGCATCGACCTGGTCGGAACCAGCGTCGGGGTCGCTCAGCCTGACCGGCGCCGTCAACAACGCCATCACCGCGGCCGGTGCACTGACCCTCACGGGTGCCGCCACCTGGTCCGAGCAGCCAACTGATTCGCTGTCTCTCACGGGGGCCGCGTCGGCGACTGGGAACCCCGCCGCCGCTGGCAGCCTGTCGCTGGCCGGTGCCGCTACGTGGAACGCCACCGCCGCCGGTTCCCTATCACTGTCGGGCGCGTCGACCTGGTCCGAGCAACCATCCGGCGCTATCACCCTGTCCGGTGCGGGCACCTGGACCGAACCCGCCAGCGGCGCTATCACGCTCACAGGTGCGACCACCTGGTCCGAGCAGCCATCCGGCAGTCTGACCTTCAGCGGGTCCGCATCGGGTAAGGCGGAACCGACCGCCGCCGGCAGCGTCACGCTGTCCGGGGACGTCAACAACGCCATCATCACCACCGGTTCGTTGTCCCTTACCGGCGCCGCATCGGCGAGCGGCGAACCGACCGGCAGCGGCTCAGTCACCCTCACCGGCTCATCGACGTGGGACGAACCGGCGAGCGGTGCGATCAGCCTGGCCGGTTCGGCCACGATCACCCAAACCACCACCGCGTCGGGTTCGGTCACACTGACCAGCACCGCGTCGGAGTTCGTGACCCCGTCGGCGGCTGGGTCGGTTGTTCTCTCCGGTGCCGCTCTCGCCTACACCACGACCACCACCGCCGGGGCGATCACACTAACCGGGGTCGCAGCACCGTACGTTCCCGCAACCGCGTCCGGGTCGATAACCCTCACCGGGACGGCGACTGTCGCCTCGGCGACACTCACCAAGGTCACGGTCACCGGAGACTTCAACAACACCGCACTAAGCAACGCGATTGGCACGGTGGCGTTCACACCGTCGAGCCCCCTACGCGCACCGGCAGCAGGGATATTCGTCGTCCCGTCCACGAAGATCATCCAACTGGCCAACGGCGCGTTCGCGGTGCAGCTGATAGCGACCGACAACCCGGGGTTGACCCCGCCTGGTTGGACGTATTACTGCGAGATCCGGGTCACCGGGTCACCCGTCAAGTACTTCACGTTCAGCCTGCCGTCCGCACCTTCACCGGTCGACCTTTCGACTCTGATCTAGGGAGCATCGTGACGCTTTCGATGGTGACGGTCACGGGTGACCTCGGCGACGTCTCCCTGGGCCCGGTGATGGGCACCGTGTCGTTCACTCCGCCGAGTTATCTGGTCGCCGCACCCGAGTCGCTGATCTTCCCGCCGTCACCGGTCACCGTCACCTTGTCCAACGAGGGCACCTTCACTGTGGAACTCGTCGCCTGCGATAACGCCGACCTTCAGCCGACCGACTGGACGTACTACATCGAGGTCAAGATCCCCGGTATCCCGGTCATCTTCTTCAACGCCTACATCCCGTCCGAGCCGTCCACGGTGGACCTGAGCGACCTGATCCCGGTGCCGGCTTCGATCGGTGTCGCATACGGGTTCGCGACCGCGGCTGCGCTCGCCACCGAGGTCGCCGCGCGGATCGCTGGCGACCTCACGCTGACCGAGGCGATCGCAGCACTGTCTGGCACATATGCCCGGGCCCTTAGCCGCACTTCAGTGAAGACCGGGAACTACTCGGCCGGCGCGGGCGATCTCGTTCCGTGGGACCTGTCCGGTGGGTCGTACATCCAGACGTTGCCCGCTGTACCAGCCGACAAGACCGTGGTCGCTGCCAAGATCATCGTGACGCCGAACTCGACCAACACGCTCACTATCGCGTCGGCCGGCTCGGATGTGTTCAACAAAGCTGGCGGCTCGACGACGCTCACGCTGCTCGGTGCCAACCGAGGTGTCCTGCTGCAATACGACGTCCTCACCGGTATCTGGACGGTCCTTTCCGATGATCTGCCACTGAGCTTCCTCGATACTCGCTACACCCTGGCGCCCCTTTCGTTCGCGGCGCAATCAGTTCTGACCTCAGGCGCGTCGTCGGGTTCTGCACTCACGTGGACAGCCGCATCTGCGACGGTCGCCCGGGCGCTCGGCTGGGTGGTGGTAACCGACCCGCAGTTCGGGGCGAAAGGCAACGTTCAGCACTCCAGCAACGTGTCGATGACGTCGGGCGTCAGCCCGGTCCTGACGGACAACGCGGCCACCGCGAACTGGACATCGGCGAACATCGGCCAGCCGATCGTCGTTTCGGTGACAGGCACGACCGCCTACACGGCGACTATCGCGTCGGTGCAATCGGCCACGCAGGTCACGCTCTCGGGGACCGCCGGGTCTTCGGTCGCGAACCGCACCGCAACCTGGGGCAGCGACGACACTGCCGCGATTCAGGCGGCGATCAACTCACTGCCCAACGGCGGAAGTGTCTACTTCCCGGACCTCTGGTTCTTCGCGGCGAACCTCCGCATCCCGACCATCTGCCTGGCGTTCCGGGGCAGCAATTCGCAGGCTTACGGGTTCGCGAGCGCGCGCGGTATCGGGCCGGCCATACAGACCACGCCTGGCGCGCCGACGAGTGGTGTCGGCGCCGTCGTGCTCGGGTCGCCTGGTTCGGGCTACACCAGCGCACCGACAGTCAGCTTCAGCGGCGGCGGCGGAACGGGCGCAGCGGCGACCGCCTACATCTCGGGCGGCGTCGTCCAAGCATTCCGAATCACAGATCCCGGGATCGGCTACACCTCCGCACCAACCGTCACTCTGACGGGCGGCGGTGGGACAGGTGCGTCTGCGACCTCGGTCGCGTTGACACCTCTTTTCTACACGTCTGGGACTCCCGGGAATCTGGTCGAGTTCGACTCCTTGATGTTGTCTGGCGGCAACGTGGGTGGCACTCAGGGGCTCGTTTTCCACAACGTCGCCAACCTGATGGTCAACAACTGCCGTCTCTACGGGTTCGACGTCGAAGCGCTCTGGCTGATGGCAGGTTCGGGCGGCACGATCTCCGACTGCAAGATCTTCGGGGTCAACCGGTCCAGCGCGATCTACATCTCGGGCTCGCTGCGTGTCGGCGGTAGCGACATGCAGCTGACCAACCTGGAGATCGGCGGCGGCTTCACCAACGACCAGGTCAATCTTTGGAACGCCGCGTTCTATGTCGATGGCGGCAGCGCGATGATGGCTGCCAATGTTGTCGGCGAAGGCGCCGATATCGGTGGTCGGATCACGGGCCAGAACAACCGCTTCGTCAACTCTCGTTGCGACATCAACTATGGACACGGCTGGCTCCTGATCCGTGATGTCGCAAGCTTTTCACCACCTGTCGGGAACTACTTCACCAGCTGCTGGGGCCACCGCAACTCGAAGTACGGAAGCAACCTCTTCGACAACTTCCATGTCGACGGCAACTCCTCGGTATCGAACAACCACTTCTTGTCGCCCAACTCGACCATCGGCTCGGGTGATACGTGGCAGATCCGGTACGGCTTCTACGACGGATCAAGCAACAGCACCGTCCTTGACCTTTCGTCAACGGGTGCGATCACCGCGCCATCGTTCGGCCTGTCGAGCCTGCCCAACATTCAGGTGTTCACCTCGAGCGGTACGTGGACGGCGCCGCCGGGCGCGAACACGGTTGAGGTATGGCTGATGGCAGGCGGGGGTGGTGGTGCGTCCGGTGAGAACTCCGCGAGCAGCGCAGTCGCCGCTGGCGGTGGCGGCGGTGGCGGTGGCGCGAAGTCGTATCACAAATTCATAGCGTCGGACCTGACGTCCACCGTCCCGATTACAGTCGGAAGCGGCGGCGCCGGCGCCGCTGCGATATCAGCCACAAGCACTCCCGGCGCGGTGGGCAGCAACGGCGGCTCGTCGAGTTTCGGCTCCTATCTTCAGGCGGTTGCCGGGTCCGGTGCTAGTGCAGCTTCTTCATCTTCAGCGAACGGTGGGGGGGGCGGCGGCGGCACGTTCAACGGTGGACAGGGCGCCGCTGGAAGTGTCACAGGCGCCGCTGGAAATAACGCAGCGGCCATCAGCACGGCCGGTGGTGGGGGCGGCGCGGGCGGCGGTGTTTCCAGCGGCAACGTCGCCGCAGTAGGAGGAACAGGGTTCTCCGACAACGACCGGCCCGGTAATGGCGGCGGCCAAGGCGGCGCTATCGCCACCAACGGCACTTCGGGGATCAACCGGATCCCAGCCAATGAGGCGCTCGGCGGTACAGGCGGCGGTGGCGGTGGCGGCGCTGTGGGAGCCAACGGGGGCAACGGAGGCGCAGCTGCTCTCTATGGAGGTGGTGGCGGCGGTGGCGGTGCAGCTCAGACGGGGCATACCTCAGGTGCGGGCGGTGCTGGTGCCGGTGGCATCTGCATCGTGATCACCACGTAAGTCACCACTCCTGCATCGTCTGGACCCATCGATTGCGGCAATCCTCCGAGCAGAACTATGTAGCACCCTCGTACAGCACCGCCCTAACCCTCACGGGTTTCTTTGTTGTCGCTCCACCAGCTCCCTCACCTAACACCCCCCGCGTGTTGACAGAGGTTGAGCTGGCGGAGCGACTTTTTTGCGTTCAGCCCGTGACGGCGATATTCCAGTCGCATTCCGAATCAATCGACAAGGAGTAAGTCCCCGCGCCGTGCTCGACGGTGCTGCTGTTGCCCTTGATCGCCATCTCGTTCACACCGGGCTTGGTGAAGTCGAGTTGGCCTTTGCTGTCGTTGATGTCGATCGCGAAGTTACCGGCCTGCCCGAAGTTGGTGCAATCGTAGTTGTAGGCGATCGTCCACTGGTCTTGCGTGACGGTGAAGTTCGCGGAGTTCTTGGTCCCGTTCCCGGCGAGGGTGAGTACCGTCTTCGCTGCGGTGTTCGGCTGCCCGCTGGCTGGTGGAGCGGCCACGTTCGAGGCGCCGGATGAACTGGCCGCGATGATGTTCGTCGAGGCGGTCTGGTTCGACTTGCCGCCGCCGCTGGCGATCGACACGATGATGACGATCAGGATGATGAGTCCAACGCCGCCGAGGAGACTGTTACGGATGCGGTGGTGCTTCTTCTTGGGTGGCTTCCCCGGTACGTAGCCGGGCGGGGGCCCGTAGCCGGGGAGCGGCGCCCCGCCTGGCGCTTGAGTGTATTGGTAGGCCTGCGGCGGTAGTTGCCCTTGGGTTGGCTGCTGCCATTGAGGTGGGTCTTGGTACGTCATCTGGTCCCCCTGTAGATATTGAGTGGATCGTGCGCTGAATGTCAGAGCGGTGTCAAGCGACGAGGTGCAGGTTACGAGGCACCGGCAGACTGCGAATCGCGGCAACCCGTTGATCGAGTCCGATCTCGGTGTACATGACAGTGCTCGCGATATTGGTGTGCCGCATCAGTCGTTGGACCAGAGCGACATTACCGGTCGATTCGAGCAATTCCGTTCCAAAGGTATGACGAAGGGAATGGGGGGTCAGCGGTCGACCAAGGCCGGCGCGGCGCATCACCATGCTGAGGATGTGACTGGCGCTGTTCGCGAGGATCGCTTCATCGGGATTCTGATAACTGGGGAACCAGAATCCTTCGGACGGCATCCACGCGGCGACCTCGGCGACGAGCGGATGGAGTGGCACCTCGTCGTAAGTGCCACCCTTTCCGACGACACCGATCATTTCGCCCTTGATGTCCTCGCCGCGGAACTTCGCGATCTCCATGACCCGGAAACCCTGATAGGCGCCGAGCAGGATCATCGGCAGTGTGCGCGGGTGAACTCGGGCCGCTAGGAGCTCGTTCAGCTGACAGCGCGTGAGAGGTCGTGGTTTGCGGCGAATCGGTTTGCCTCGGTGGAGCTGGAGCATCGGATCGTCGGCGCGCAAGCCGGTCTGATTGAGCCAGTTGAACCAGCTCCGCAGGTTCGAGCGATAGTTCTGCTGGGTGCCGGGTGAAAGGGGCGCCAAGAAGCCTGTGACGTCCCGCCAGTCGGCCGTCAATGGGTCGATGCCCATGCGCCTCTCGAAGAGACCGACCGTCTCGATGCGTCCTCGGATGGTTTTGGGCGCGAGACCACCGGCCTGCATCCATGTTTCCCAAGCGTGAAGTTTGTCCCCGATCACCGATGCATCATGGTCCGTCGACTCAGCGTAAACAAGCCTTAACTTCGAGTTGAACTTCATCTAGGATGCCACCTCAATCGATGTCCGCTTTGTACGCCATTCCCTCAGGTCGACCACAGAACCATTCGCTAGGTAATCGAAGGGTTGCTGGTTCGAGTCCAGCCGGGGGAGCACACCCGTCGAGTCGGGCGGCGGCGTGGTGCCATTGGGGCGTGAGGTCATGAAGCGCCAGATCGGAATCTGGAGCAGCCTGGCGAGACGGTCCAGGTCGTCTACGTCGAGCGCCTGGTCAGCCGTGCTGATGCGCCGACTCCAATAGGACTGCGAGTTGCCGAGCAGCTTCGGCAATCTGTTGATCGTGATCTTTGCTTTTGCGAGTTCCGAGCGCACTTCGGTGGCAACGCGCCCGCGGGCGCTCGACCGATCGGGCATCGGAACGACGTTGCTCATACCATCATTGTTCGTCATGCGGTCAATATAGCCCCTCACCGGATACTTGCCAAGGAAGGTGATTGACAATCTCCTGTCCATGGGGATGTTAGTCGCTCAAGGGTTGACACAAGCCCATCATGCGGCTAACTTGACCACATGGCAACCAACACCACCGCTGCGCGGGTAGCTGGGAAGGTCCGAGCCGCTCTCGCAGAAGCGCGGGTATCGCGCCAGTCCATCGCCGACGCGCTTGGAATCTCACTCTCGGCCATCACCCGGCGCCTCAACGCTGAGATCCCATTCGATGTGGCCGAGCTGGACAAGATCGCCGAGCGCCTCGACCTTCCGATGAATGCGCTGATCGTGACGCCAGATCAGGTGGCGTCGTGATCCGAGTCTGGCTGAGTTGGTGCTGGCTTTGGTCGGGTTCTGTGTGGCGTACGTGGTGACCCGGCGGGTCCTAGCCCGTCTACGAACGGATCAGCGATGACCGCAACTAAGACTCCCCACCACGCCAAGACGGCGACGTCACCCAGAGGTCCAGCGCGTGGTGGGGCCAAAACTTCCAGCTTCCCCGGCAGCCAACCGGAACACGACACCCAACGGCGACTCGCTGCCGGGGACCACTACTCAGCGGGGGAACACATGACCGGATTCAAAGAAATCGTAGGCGACGTGCTGGAACACAGCGCCCGCAACGACCCCAACGAACTCGCAGAAGAGATCATGGGTCGGCTCACCCTGCCGCAGATCCGTGAAGGGCTAGCGCTCGCCCTCCCGGAGTACGTCCGACACGCGTTCCATCGCATCACCTACACCCCCGACCCTGACCCGTCTCGGCGAGTCAGGCAGGCGGCGGGGGCGTGGGATCGGCACAAGCAGCTCCTCGCTGTCCGCAAGCTGGGGTTGGAGGACTGGAAGCCGTTCGGGGAGTTCACCGCTGCGGATTGCACTGCGGCGGCGGAGTTGCGGCGGTTGAAGGCGTCGGAGTCGACGGCGCGAGCGGTCAAGTTCGACGCGACGGCTGAGGCTGTTGTGGCTGCGGGTGTCGCGTGTGTCGCGGACCTGCCTGCTGATGTGCTTCTCGGTTTGTGGGGTAGCCATGACCTCGGCGAATAAGACCTCCCCGGCAGCCAGACCGCCTACGTCACCCACAAGGGCACCGCTGCCGGGGACCCAAACCACCGCCACGCCACGCTGGTCGCGTCACCCACATCTGGTTCGCGTGGCGGTCCTATTCGACCCCGGCAGCCAAAGCCGCGCCGTCACCCATGTCGTGGGCGCTGCCGGGGTCCATATTCCCCCACCACGCCAGAGGTCGACCGTCACCCAACGCCCACACGCGTGGTGGGTTCACACGTCCCCGGCAGCCAGCCCGCAGCCGTCACCCAGACGAGGCACGCTGCCGGGGACCTCACTCATCGGGGGACCACATGACTGACCTCTACGACCCACTCCTCGGCAACCTCGCCGCCACAGTCGACGACCTCGAGATGGTTCGGAAAGCCGCCGAGAACCGTCTACGGCAGTTGACTAGGACCGGCGTCGACAAAGACGGCACCTCACGCGGCTTCGGACTACCCGAAGACCACCTATCCGTCCAAGCGGCCACAGTCATCGTCGACGGACTCAAGCGAGTCGAACACCAAGCGATCCTGCTGTTACAGCGCCAACTCCGCACCCACCCACTACACCCGTGGATCAAGGCCCAAAACGGGCTGGGTGAGAAAACCGTCGCCCGACTGCTCGCCGCGATCCAGGACCCGTACTGGAACGACCGACACGACCGCCCCCGCACCGTTGGTGAGCTGTTCAAGTTCTGCGGTGTCGCCGGCCCCGGTCAGCGTAAGCGGAAGGGTGAACGGGTCACGTGGTCGCCTGAGGCGCGGATGCGATTGCACGTGATCATCGAGCCGATCGTGAAGAATCGGCGGTCGCCCTATCGGGCGGTTTACGACCAGGCGCGGGTCAAGTACGCGGAGAAGACGCACACGGAGGTGTGTGTGCGGTGCGGCCCGGCGGGTAAGCCTGCGCTGGTTGGGTCGCCGTGGCCGCCGGCTCATCAGCATGCGGCCGCGATGCGCCTGGTGAAGCGTGCAGTTCTGCGCGGGCTGTGGGAAGAATCCCGCCGGTTGCATGGTGCCGACGAACTGAAGGTCGCAGCATGACCACTCAAACTCCCGCCACGCCAGCCATCTGCCGACACCCAGCTCTCTCGCGCGTGGCGGGGCTCAACTACCCCGGCAGCCATGGGCCTGGCGTCACCCAAGCGATGACCGCTGCCGGGGTCCTAAACGAATCGTCGCGCCAAGTCCCAGCCGTCACCCATCAGAGGGCCGCCCGTCGGAGGCTTCCCGTCGGTGGTGGGTCATGACCAGCACCGAAGAGGCCAGCGGCGATCTGCGACCGTGCCCGCGCTGCAATGGACGGGGGACCGTTCACAGCAAAGAGGTTGTCCACGGCACGCTCTACGCGGCCACTCGTCTCCGCTGCCGATGCGATCTCTGCTCTGCTGCTCGCCGGGATTACGACTCAGCTCGATTGGGTCACCGGATCCGGTCTCGCGCAGAGCAGAAGCAGGCGCGACTCGAGTCGGCCGGAGAGTTCATCACCCTTCACCAGTCAGGCCTGACGATCGCGGAGATAGCGGCCAAGGTGAACCGGTCGATCAACTTCGTTGCTGGCGCGTTGCATGAAGCGGGATATCAGCCGCGGCGGGGTATTACCGCGACTTTCCTCGAGCACGGAACCCGCGCGTACAAGGTCCGCACAGGCTGCCGCTGCGATCTGTGCCGCGCTGCCGTCACCCGCGAGAAGAAGGAAGCGCGCCAGCGGCGCCACGAAGCCATGCTCGCTGGCCAAGTGAACCCGCCGCACGGATCGACCAGCACCTACAGCAACTACACCTGCCGCTGCGATCTGTGCCGCGCTGCGTGGTCGGTCCGTATGCGCGAACAACGCCAGCGCCGGAAGCCACCGAGAGGCCGGTCATGACAACTACGAGCATCGAACTCATCGCCTGCCCGCAGCCCAAGTAAGTAATCGGCCGCCGTGGGGGCGATCCCTCGGCGGCCTGCCAGTCCCAAGCCCTCTGAAAGGAATGGACCAGCAATGACCAGCATAGAACAGCCACAGCAGGAAACCCCCCATAGCAGCGAGGGGGCGTCGCTCGGTGTCGTGGCCCGGGCGACGACCCCTCGTCCAACCCCTGGCAGCCGGTTGCCGTCGTTTCTTGATGAGGGTTGGACGAAGCCCCCGGGCCGGCGAGGCCCTGGTTGGTTGCGGCGCAGGTGGGCCCGATGAACGACCTCGAAGAGATGCTGAGCGATTTCGCCGATTTGGCGAAGAAGGTCTCCAGCTCGGATTACCAATGGGGCATGAATAAGCTGCTCGCGTTTAAGCGGTTGGTGCTGAGCCAATTGCCGTTCGGCGAGGGTGACCGGGTAGCGATCGCGGACAGCTGGCGCGGGCCAGAGCGGGGTGGTTGGTGGCCTCATCGCGAATGGATGCGACCTGGCCAGACGGGGACGGTTCGGGAGATCGATATCTACCCAGATTCTTTGCGCCTGCGCGCGGTCACCAAGTTCGATACCGAATGGGAACTCTCCGACTGGCCAGCTGACAACGGGCGTCGGTTCAACAGGTTGTTCGACTATGACGGCGTCACACCCAGGGATCGCCGGCACGTCTTCCACTTCCAAGTCGAACATCTACGGGCTGCAACCGCCGCTGACAAGCCGTTCGGGTGCCCTGTCGATGCTTCTTGGGCGGTGTCGTCATGACCTATCGCAGGCCCCCGTTGCGTCATGGTCATTGCTCTCACCAGTGGGTGCCGTCGGTGAGTCGGTTCTTCGAGTGGTGCCTGCGGTGCGCGGCGGAACGACCGGCACAACCATGAGCACCGAAGAGAAGAGCGTCAGCGGCGATTCGTGGATTCTGCGGACGTACAGCTGCCCTGACGATCACGCGCCGGCCGTTTACGCCTTCAAGGATCGGGCTGCGGCTGAGGCTTTCGTGCGGACCGATCGGCGTAGTAACCCGACGGACCTGTACGAGCTGACGAGTCCATATAACGAGGCGTACGACCTATGACGACCGGTCAGTTGTTGTTCCTCGTCCTCGTCGGTGAAGCCGTGGCAGTTTCCCTGCTGGTCCTGGGCGGCCAGCGTGTCGTCGACTGGTGGCGTTCCCGGGCTTACGTGAAGGCGTTCGACGTGCCGGATTGTGAATGTTCCGCGTGCGTGGTCTGGCGCTGGGAAGAGGCGCAGCGATGAGCGGCTATTACGTGATGACGTGGGTCGGCGTCGGCCTGTTCGTGACCGTCGGTTTCGTCCTCGGCGCGATCATCGGCCTGATCCACGACTACGACGACGACGGGGCCACGTTCGGGGATGTTCCTGTTGAGGCGCCGGACAGTGAGCGGCTGCTGCCGTTGATCATCGCCCGGGAGAAGGTGACGGTCTGATGTACAACCCGAACTTGATGCCGAAGGGGCCGACCGCGGTCGCGGAAGCCCACCTGGCAATGGACTGGTCGCGGGAAAGAATCGCCGACGAGATGGACCTGTCGGTGCTGTTCGTCGAGTTGGTGGTGATCCACCGGGACGCTATTCACTACGGCGACCATGAGCTGGTCGCGACGTCTGCTACTGCGATTGCGGCGGAGCTGCGGAGGCTACGACGGCGTCCGCGACGTGCGCCCCGCCGCGCCGATGCCGATTTGGCGGATCCGCTCCCGGTTGTATCCGCTGGCGCGGGCGACGTCGGCCTGGGGGACGCCCTTCTCGAGAGCCTCGATGATGCCGGCGACGAGGGCGGCTCGGCTTGCTTCGGTGCGTTTGAAGTCGGTCCAGTAGGTGTCGGCAAGCGCTTTGAGGTCGTCCACGGTGGGGACGATAGCACGGGGCAATGCCCCATGGCTAGGCCACGCCCCTTGACATGCCCCCGGGCAGGGCATACGGTGATGGCATGACAACGACAGGCACTACCCACAAGATGGGTCGCGACATCGAGGTCGGCGACGTCGTCGACTACACCCCGGCTGGCTTCCAGATCGCCAGCTTCACCGAGTACGACTCGCCGCTGATCCCGACCACCGGACCCGGCCGCATCGCTCACGCCCTGAACGGCAGCGCGATGGCGATCTACGACAACCACCCGATGCGCGTTCGGACGGCATCATGACCGCCCAGATCTGTACCTGCAACGCCCGCGATTGTGGTCCGGGTGCTGGTCACGAGTCCTACTGCGGCCGAACCGAGGAAGACGACCAGATCGATGGTCTCGATGAACGTGCCCAGCAGGACGCAGAGAACATGTATGAGCAAAGGTGGGCCGAGCGATGAGCTTCGATCTAGAGCACGCCGCGATTCTCCGACGAGAGGGCATGAATGGAGCGGCTGATGCTGTAGAGCGGTTGGTGGCTGAGCGGGACTCATTACGGGGCGAGCTGGAATACGCATCAGCTCGCCTCGCGACTCTTGAGCACCGGATAGCCCGTGCCCGCGACATCGTTCAGCACGCCAACGGCAATTGGCTAGACGACGAGGAGCTTCCGATTCGGCCGGCGCAGATCCTTGACGAACTTGAGGACGTACCGCCGCCGGATTACGGCATCGTCGATAGCGGCGAAGGCGGGCTGCCCGACCTGCGCCGACCGCGACTCCTGGACGCGTGCCCGATGAGCGTCCACGCGTACCACGAACAACTGCCGGGCTACCACCCCGACCAGATCTGGCACGACGGCTGCGCCGAGTGCGAGGCGCGCGGCAGCGTCGTCTACCGCGGCATCGGCCAGCTCGATCATCGCAACTGGGCCCGGGCGTGGCAGCGGGCGATCGACTGGAACTCGAAGCCCGACGACTTGCACATCAGTCACGCCGAGATGGCGCTCCTCGAAACGCTGTGGGCTGTCTACATCAAGCAGGACGCCGCCGTTCGACTCATCGTGATGGGGATCGAATCATGACCGCCGAAGAAGTACTCGCGAAGCACCTCAACCGAGCCCTGGACCTGGTCCTCGGCGAGTGCCGGTGGTGCGGGTACGCCGAAGACAACTGCATCTGCAATGGGCTGTGCTTCTACCGGGCCCATTTCCAGGCGCTTCCTTGCCTTGAAGTGAAGGACGACCCGGCCGATGACGGATGCCAGCGCCATTTGCCGGTGATTGTTCGGGAACGTCTTGAAGACGAGGCGGCCGACCGATGAGCGCCGAGAAGCCGACCGGTCTCGCCGCCCTGCGGGTGCCGTTCTCGGATAACCAGATCGGGAAGCTACCGAAGCCGGTCAAGAGCAAGGACGAAGACAAAGGAAAGTGCGAGCGGGGGTCACGGTATTCAGCGGATGGGTATTTCTGCGGCGGGTGGCACGCCCGTTCCATCCACCTCGATTACGTGGGTCACGCCGCGCTGACTGACCGGTTCCTGGACGTGGACCCGCAGTGGTCGTGGGAGCCGCTGTCGGTCGGCCCGAATGGTCTGCCGGTGTTCGACCAGAACGGCGGGATGTGGATCCGGCTCACGATCCTCGGTGTGACCCGGCTGGGGTACGGGGACGCTCAGGGTAAGTCGGGTGGCAACGCCGTCAAGGAAGCCATCGGTGACGCCCTACGTAACGCTGGGATGCGTTTCGGTGCTGCCCTTGATTTGTGGCACAAGGGCGATCTTCGGTCGGACGTGGAAGCCGAATCGGAACCGGCGCCACGTCAATCTCGCACCCAGGCGCCCGAGGCTGACGCGTCGAACGACCCGGCTGTCGTTCGGGCCCGGATCGCCGCTGTCGCCAAAACCAAAGAGGTGTCGATCCAGGTCGTTGGGGATAACTTCGCTACATGGTCGCAGGGCACGAAGATCACCGAAGCTGACGGGCCGACCCTGCTCAAGTATTTGGATCACATCAACGAGCACGGGATCGCAGCATGAGAATCGCGGCGAACATCCTGGCCCAGCGTGCCGAAGACCTGCTTGTCATAGTCGATGACTCGACCGGCGAAGAAGTCTCAATGGATGCCGAGACAGCGGATCGGTTGGTTGTTGCGATCGGCTACCTGTTTCACGACATCACCCCAGTCGTCCCTAGCGTCGGTCTATCTAGGGATGTGAAAAACCCCTCCGAGCGGGTGGGCGTCGGCTCGCCGACAGTCGATGCGCCTGTCTCCCCGCTCGGAGGGGTTCAACCCGATGACGACTGGCGCACGTTCTACGCCGAGGACGACTGGTCGCCCGGCAGTTACGACGTGCCGCGATGACCGCCCTGTCGCCGCTTCGCCGTGGCCGAATAACGGGGTCACGTATCCCGAAGCTGTTCAACGTCTCACCGTACGGCGACAGGGACTCACTGATGCGCGAGCTAGTCCGTGAGCATTTCGAGTACCCGGAGGAATTCACCGGCAACATCGCTACCCGGTGGGGTTTGGAGCACGAACCCGAAGCGGTAGCCGACTACCGGATTGAGCACCCCGACATCTTCGTCGACAAGACCGGCGAGCAGCAGGAAACCGTGATCCACCCGCAGTGCGACTTCCTGGCGATCACCCCCGATGGCATCCTCGATGACCACGGGTACCTCGAAGTGAAGTGTCCCTACAGCGGCACCTACACCCACATCAGCCAACGGCCCGACTACCAGCTCCAAGTCAATCTTGGGCTGGAAGTCACCGGCCGGGACTGGGCGCACTTCTACGTCTGGCGCCCAGACGGGGCAGCGCTATCCACTGTCGAGTACGACCCGTGGTGGCTAGAAACAAAGCTCCCCGAGATCGAGAAGTTCCTGGCCGAATTCAACACGATCGTCGCCGACCCCGAGTTGACGGCGCCGTTCCTAGCCGATCCGGTGATCGAGCGGTCAGACGACGACTGGTTCCTCGCTGCTACCGACTACCTCGAAGCGTGCATGGCTGTAGAGGCCGCTCAGACGGTCAAGGACGCAGCGAAAGACAAGCTGGTGGCATTGAGGGCAGCGAGCCCGGATCTGCCGGCTAAGGGCGCCGGAGTGACACTGATCCAAAATCGGCCGAGAAAATCCGTGGCCTACAAAGAAGCTCTTACTGCTCTGGCGCCATCGGCGGATCTCACTCCGTTCACTAAGGAGCAGGACGAGGTTTCCTGGTCGGTTCGTAGGACGGCGGCCGTATGACCGGACCTTCTGGCGCCGCGCAGCTCCTAGGGCAACGCCTGAGCGAATTGCACAAGGTCATCGAGCAGATGCACGAAGCGGAGCAGGACGCGCTCACAGCACGCCACACAGCCGACCTCGAGGAGTCCAAGGAGTTCCTGAAGGGCGACGGCTCGATCGAGGCGCGGAAGCACAACGCGAAGGTGATCACGGAGCGCCTGGACTTCGAGGCCTTGGTCGCTGAGGCGAACGTCCGGCATCTCGGGCGGCTCTACAAAGAGGCTCAGCTACGGGTCGAGGCCGGCCGCACGTATTCCGCTGACATGCGCGCCGAACTGGCAGCTCTCGGCCGGGACGGCACCACATGATCACCGCCGCGCTGCCGCTGACGCTCTCGGAGAGCGACTTCAAAGCGACGGTCCTCGACTACGCCATGCTCCGCAAATGGAGGGTCAGTCACTTCCGACCGTCGATCAACCGACGCGGGTATTGGTCGACGCCGCTCGAAGGTCATCCCGGCTGTCCCGATCTCATTCTCGCCCGTAACGGTGATGTGCTGCTCGCTGAGCTGAAAAGCCAGGGCGGTCGACCGACCAGGGAGCAGCGGGTGTGGCTCGAAGCTGCTGGGCCGTGTGGGCGTTTGTGGAAGCCGTCGGATTGGCCGCAAATCCTCGAGGAGCTGCTATGAGCGAGCCGGTGTACGTCCCTGTCCGTGATTTGCCGATGCGTGTCGATGTCCCTGATGGGGTTGTCAGTACCCAAGACGCACCGGGGTATGAAGTGGTGCCAGCGGATTTCGTGGCTGAAGCCAGAGCGCTCGCAGCAGCAGCCACACCCGGACCGTGGCGTTGGACCCAGCGCGGAATCGACGGCGGCGAAAACTTCTGGACCGACGTCATCGTGCCCGGCCGCGTTGAGTGCATGGCTTACTGCTATGGCGGGAGCAGCACATTCGAGATGGACAACGAGCAGGATGACGCCGAGTTCATTGCTGCTGCTCGTTCTTTGGTTCCGGCTCTGTGTGATCAGGTTGACCGAGCCCGAAACGTGGCCGTCCAACTTGAACAGCAGATCGCGGCAGTACTTGCAATCCACGTCCCCGTCGTTACTGGCGCGGGCCTTGGTGACGTTCTGCTCTACAGCTGCGACGTTTGCCTTAGCGACAGCGGTGAAGAACCTGACTGGGGTCACGATCCGCACGACATGGTGCCGTGGCCTTGTGCTACTGCTCGGGCTCTCGGAGTGCAGGAATGAGCTGGGCGGTCGGTTACGACACGACCTGGGACCGTGACATCGGCTACGGCGTCCCGGCGGTGTGCGACGAGCCTGGCTGTACTGCTGCGATCGACCGCGGGTTGGGGTATGTCTGTGGTGGTGAACCGTACGGCGGTGAGAGCGGCTGCGGCCTGTACTTCTGCATGAAGCACGGCGGTGGCGTCGACAACTGCGGCCACGTGTTCAAAGACGATCCGACCTACGAACCATCTGCCGACACAGCCGAGTGGCTCAACTGGAAACTGACCGACGAGTCATGGGCTCAATGGCGTGCCGAGAATCCTGAGCTTGTCGCTGCCGCGCGTTTTGGGTTGGGGTGACTACCTGAATGAGCACCGAGAGCCGGGAAGGAACCGCGCCGATGAGTAACTACGACAGGGCTATGTCGCTAGTTGAGAAACGGCTCGCCGCATACGACCGAGTTTGGGAGTTGGCGCTCAGCGAACCTGAGGGTAAGCACCGACCGAACGGCGCATATATAGCTGGCTGGGACGCAGCGATGGCAGCCGTCATTGAGGCCTTGCGCGGATGAGCACCGAGAAGGAACAAGCTCAGCCGCGATACGTGGATCTGCTCGCGTGGATGGATGCGCAGGAGAAGGAACGTGCAGGGTGGCCGTGGTGGCGTCGCACTGGTCATGAGGTTTGGCGGCAGATCCGGTATGAAGCTAAGCATTGGCCGAGTCGTGCCGTGCGAGGCCTCAAGCACGCGTGGCAGCGGCTCGCCCGCGGTTGGGACAACCAGAGCGCATGGAATCTGAACTACGCTCTGCCGTCCATGCTTGGGGCTCAACTCATCTACCTCGGCCGCATAGCGCACGGCTACCCGCCGGACTACTTCGGCGGATTCGATTCTTGGACAGCCGACCTGACCGTCCACGGTGAAGCGCTGATCCGCTACGGGAAGGACAGCCTCGAGGACTTCGACGATTCGCAACTGTACGAATCAGCGCAACGCGCGTTGCGCTGGGTGGCCGCGAATCTAGGTTCGATATGGGATTGAGCCGCGAATCCGCCGAGTCTCCTGTTGATGCGTCTTTGGGTGGTTTGTGATGCGGGGTGTGTCACCGAAGCGCCGCGGGGACGCGTACAAGCGCACCAAAGCTGAGAAGGCTCTCGGCCGGGTGAACGGGTTCGGTGTCTGCGCTAGATGCCAGCGGTACACGTATGTGAATGGGCATGAGCGGCTCAGTAGGTCTCAGGGTGGGGACCCGACCCGGCCGGATTGTCTGCTGTGCGTGATCTGCAACGGCTGGTGCGAAGACAAGCCGCAGTTGGCTGCGTGGTCGGGTTGGAAGATCAGCCGCAAGGAATCCTGCTTCGACTTCCTGACCGCTGATCAGGCGATGCGCACGGACGGCTCGTTCCACACGTTCGCTGTGCTGGAAGCGGCGTCATGACGAACGTGGCGCTGGGTGAAGAGATCAGTTGGCTTCGTGGCTGGGGTTGGAACGCCGCTCGGATCGCCAAGAAACTCGAATGCCCGATCGAGCTCGTCCTCAACCACCTACGCGACTACACGCCGGACGAGAAGGATCTGCTTTCCGCTGGCCGAGCTGCACGCCATGAAGCCAGGCTCGTCTACTCGAGGACGGTGCGCCAGTGGAGGGCCGATGGTTAATCACCCACCGGACTGGTGTGCGAAGCGATGCGGCTACCCACTGGATCCTGTCCTTGTCGCTGAGGGTTGGTCGATGCACCCGAGCTGCGAGTTCCCCGAATCTCAGGTCCGTTTTGGCCCAGAATCCGACGGGTTTTCTGGTAAAATTGGGGCACAAACTGAAGACGGGCCGGACACCGCGCTAACGGTGCAACCCGGCCCTGAGCCGCTCGGTAAGGAGCAGCCTGTGCCGCACACTATGCCACGTACCGCCGACGATCTAGTCGGTGTCGCCTAATGGCTCGTAGCTACGGAACCATTCTCTGCGCAATCTGGGCCGACCCGGAATTCTGCGCCTTGTCGTCGGACGCCCAGCGGACCTACCTGATGCTTGTCACGCAGCCCGACATCACTGCGTGCGGGTCGTTGCCGCTGACGTTTCGCCGCTGGTCGATGACGCTGCCGCAAGGTGAGCGTGATCGGCTCGCGCCCGCTCTCGTAGAGTTGGAGACGGCACGGTTCGTACTCGTCGACCGCGACACCGAAGAACTGCTGGTCCGGTCGTTCGCCAAGCACGACGGCGGCTATAAGCACGCGAAGCGAGTGCTTGCGGTCATCGGCTACGCGGAGGCAATCCGTTCCCAGTCGCTTCGCTCGGTGGTGGTTGTTGAGCTGGCAAAACTAGGCGTATCGATTCCCGCCCGAGTGGCACTCAATACGGAACCGATTCCCAATGACGACGTAATCGAGTCCGGCAGGGTTGTGGTTACGGAAGTACCTCAGCTACCACAACCCACAACCCACAACAGGGAGCCGGCCCCAATCCGCTCCCGATGCAATCAGAAACACCCCGCCGACCAGCCCTGCGGGCTGTGCCGCCAAGACCGCCTCGACGACGAAGCAGCAGCAGCACTAACCGATGTCCAGAAACGCGCCGCTCTAGCCCGAAACGAACCCGCGATGGCCGAGCTGAACGCCGACTTGGCCAAGCCGCTCGACAAGAGCGCTTTCGTCGCCGCCCGTGAAATCTTCCAAGCCAAGATCGAATCGAGAACCGCATGACCTGCTGGCTGTGGGTTCGGGTACCCGACAACCCCTACTTTCTAGGAGCCGTCTCATGAGCATCAAGATCGATTTCACGGCCGACGCGGCCTACGTCTTTCTGCCGGAACATGAAGGCGCGCACTCGGCGCGCACGATACCGCTCAGCTATTCCGTCCTAGTCGATTACGACGCGATGATGCGACCGATCGGGGTCGAGATTATCGGCTTGCAGACTGAGATCCCAATCGGCGCTCTGGTACGTCTTGGCATCACTGACCAGACGATCCGTGAGCTGCTGTCGCTCTCAAGCGCATCCTTGGAGGTTAGTCAGTGAGCCAAGAACAGCATCAAGGGATAGAAGACGCCCAGCCGGATCTACGGGCTGAGCCACTGAGCCGTTCGGTCGATCAGGTGATGATGGACTACGGCCATGGCCGTTCGGACTTCGATCCGTACGGCGAGATGGCTGTCCTGATCGCCGAGGTTGTGCGTGTTCGGGCTGAGCGGGATTCGCTGCTCGCAGCACTCACCGCAATACGCGCCGAGATCGAACGTGACCTCAAAGAGCGCGGCCAGACATGGACGACAGCCGGCAATCCGCTCGTAGTCCGGTTGGCGGCTCTTCTGGGGAGCGAGGCTGGCCGTGGCTAGTCAACCCGAAACCCCAAAGCGCGCCGAAGAGAATAAGAATGCTCAGCCGGATTTCTCGGATGTCACCCGTTGCGGCTCGGTACTAGCAGGTCAGCAGTGTGTCCGGGAGGCCTGCCACTCAGAAAATTGCAGGTATTTAGCGCCTGTTGAATGCTGCGCCAGCGGCTCATGTGAGGTCTGCAAGCCATGGAGATATCAATGACTGCGCCCTATTACAGCGATGAGTGGGTAACCCTCTGGCATGGCGACTGCTTTGAGATTCCATCCGTATGGACTGGCCGCGAAGTGCTCGTAACCGATCCGCCGTATGGCGTGGCCTATGAGTCCAACATGAACCGGGACAGCCGCAACATCAAACAAGGACGACCAGTTACTGCCGACCGCGACACGTCGGCGCGAGATCGACTACTGGAACTGTGGGGTGATCGTCCAGCAGTGGTGTTCGGTCGCTGGGATGTACCCCGTCCGTCATCAGTACGAGCCCGATTGATCTGGGACAAAGGCAACTCACCCGGAATGGGTGATCTCTCGATGCCTTGGGGCCGTTCCGAGGAGGAGATCTACGTTCTCGGAGCCGGGTTCGCGGGCAAGCGGAGCGGCAACGTGATCCGCGTCCAGATGCTCATGTCTGGTGATGCGACTCGACCTGATCACCCTACGCCCAAGCCCGTGGGGCTTATGGAACGGCTAATCGAGAAGTGTCCGCCTGGATGGATCGCCGATCCGTTCGCTGGCTCAGGCTCGACGCTGGTGGCCGCTAAGGCCATGGGCAGGCAGGCCATCGGCGTTGAGATTGAGGAGCGGTACTGCGAGATCGCCGCGAAGCGTCTCGCCCAAGATGCATTCGACTTTGGAGGTGTGCCCGCGTGAAAGACGAAGCAATGCACGACGATACGGACTTGCGGGCGAGTGACGCTTGGCAGCATGAGCAGATCCGAGGTGGTTTGGGTGGCTAGTCAACCCGAAACCGCAGGTGACGTTTTCGATCCGATGCAAAACGCCGGTCATCCGTCGTGGTTCGACATGCCCGAGATCGGCGAAGACGGCATCGCGCATCACGTCGAATACACGCCTGGCGTTGGTCATCAATGCTTGCCTGATTGCCCAGCGACTGACGGCCATGCGTTTGGGGGTGGTTTGGGCCCGCGAATCGTCGTGACGGTCACTTTGGATGGCCAGCCGATCTTCATCGGATCACCCCGTGCCGACAGTAATGACCTATTCCGCCTCGACGACAAGGCAGGCGAGCCCTCATGGCTGACCTGCTGCATCCCTGATCTCAGTGTTCGGCTGTCGGTGCCTTCTGTCCGTGAACACCCCGAAGGAGCGCAGCAATGAGCGCGGTGAGTGGCACCCCGGTGGCTAGTCAACCCGAAACCCCAAAGCCGGACGGTAAGCGCATCGAAGAGGACGTCCGCGATCTGCGGTTCTCGGACGAGGCGCGTAAGTACATGCCGGAGCTGACCGACAGGCAGGCTGCATTCGTGGATTGGTTGGTGCACCGATGAGCAATCCGGAGATCAAAGCGTCGGTGCGGCGTCTGACAGCGGCGTTGATCGCCGTGTCGGACAGGCTCGATAAGCCTTATACAGATCGCCCCGAACTATCGCCATGGACGCGATACGTGCAACCCCGGCTAGCTGAGGTGCGTTATTACGTAGGACTTGACTCGGAGGTACCTGATGAGGGCGATCCCGGATCCGCCGCTGCACAACCTGCTGATCTGTTGCGGACCTGGACCGTGCCACCCGAACTGCGCAAGGGAGATCTGGCGCCAGACGTACTTCCCCACACCAGAGAAACCGCGTCCAAAGCCGAAGCAGCGTTAGCCGAAATCCGTGAACTAGTTCACGATGTCCATGGTCATGGCGCTGACAGCCTGGAAGGCGAGATCGACCGGCTGCGAGCCATCATCAGTCGTATCGCCGCGGCCACGTTTGGGGGTGGTTTGGGTGGCTAGTCAACCCACCGACCATCAGGAAGAGAGTGCGACGCTTCGGGTAGCTCTAGCCCGAATCCGCGAGCTACATCGACTCGCTGCCCCGATCGATAACAGATTCGGTCCACCGGACTGGTGTAACGAGTGCGGCGGTGACGTGGTTTGGCCGTGTCCTACTGCTGAGATTGTGGAGGCTGTTGATGTCTGACTTTGCGCCCGTAGCCGAACCCGATTATCTAGAGCGCGCTATTTACGCGGTGGAGAAGCTGCGCGCTGAGTGGGAAATGGACACGGAGTCTGAGTCTGGCGCGAACTACCCGTTAGCGATTGCAACGGCTCAGTTCCTTGACGAGGTCTATTCATGGAGGGCGAATCGGTGACCGGTCAACCCACCGACCCGCAAGAGCTGCCAACGTGCCCGAACTGCAACATCACGTTCAACACGAACGAGTGCCCACGGTGCGGCTGGATGAACTACCTCTGGGCGGTCGAAGCCGGGTTCGAGACCTCGACGTTCATCCCGCACACGGGCGGTGAGACGTACCGGATTCTCTGGTACCCGGACGGCCGGGTCGCTTTCGAGCACAAATGCAAGGTCATCGACGGGCAGCGGGTCATCTGCGCGCCACGGCTGCAAATCGGCCAGGGCCACGAAGTGATCACCCGCGATCCGCTGCACATCGAAGCGTCCATCCTGTGCCCGGACTGCGGGACTCACGGCTGGATCCGAAACGGAAGATGGGTCGAGGCATGACCGGTCAACCCACCGACCCGCGAGCCTCAGATCTGCTGCTTGACAGTGCGAGTGGTCACCGGCTGATCCAGCGCCCATTCGATGGCTTTGGTGAGCCAGGCGTTGCGGGAGAGCCCGGTCGTCGACAACCAGGCAGCGGGAGAGCAATAACCAACAAGCCGACGTATGAGCAGCTGCTCATGGTCTGCGATGCCCTGGCGCCGATGCTGCTGGAGGAATATCCGAGCCCGTCGCTGTCGAACATCGCGCTGACGTGGGGTGACGTTTACAGCTACGACGTCGAAGTGGTCGCCGCCCTTGATGCTTATCAGACCTATCGGTACCAGGCAGCCGAGGAGGCCGAACAATGAGCGCCACAACATATCTCAATGACCCTCGTACATGCCCGCATCCTAGCGGTGGGGACGATTACAGGTTCTCGGCGGTGTGGCCTTACCGGCCTGTCTATCTCGGTGTTCGTTGCTGTCGCTGTGGAACTTTGTGGCGCCATGGTCGGCCGGTCGTCGACAGCGATTGAGATACACGGTGCACGTCTCGGCTATCGACGCCGACGATCAGATGAGTATGCGCAGCTGGTTCGCGACCAAGGAAACAGCCGAACAGATCACCGAATGGCTGGGAGCTGAGGGCATGATCTCGTCGCTCGGCACGCGTGAGCTAGCCGCATCGGCCGCCGAAGGACTACTGATCTACGACCCGAGGGAGCCGAATGATTGACCAGGTAGTCGGCCAGCGCTGCTTCATGGCTCACGACAAGCCAGCACCAGCGGTCGTCGGTTCGTTGTGTGACCACCACTACGCCGCTGTCCGGGAGCAGTTGCAGGACTGCATGGAGATGTACGCGATCCTGCCGGAGTTCCTGCTCCCAGGGTCGACACCACCGGACGACGGCAGCAAGCACACGAAGAAGGGCACGATCCCGGCACCGATCCGGCTGGACGTCCTCGCTTTGTACGACCCTAGGAACGCAACCGACCTCGAGTGGTCGTACGAGTCGAACTGGGACCCAGCGAAAGGCAAGCTGACTGGGAACGGCTCGGATATTCCTACCTTCGATGCGTGGTTGGACGGGTGGGCGCAGTACATCCGCGAAGGCCGCCACATGGGCGACGAGAACGCCGACCGGTCCGTCACCGGCAACACATGGCTCATCCGGAACCATCTGGGGTGGCTCGCTGGTGACGATTGGCTGCCACAGTTCGTCCGCGAGCTCCGCCACGCCCACCGTGCGCTCGAGGTCGGCATCGGCAAATCCCCGAAACGCCCCTTGGGCAAGTGCTACCTAGAATTCAACGATAAGGAATGCGAAGGCTCGATCTGGTTGTCCGACGATGCGAAGGGTGCTAGATGCGGTCGATGCAAAATGACGTGGACAGGGATCGAGTTGATTCGGTTGAGGTTGGCGTTGGAGATGACAGCATGAGCCGGATTGAAGGAGCTGGCAGCGTGGTTTACGACCCTGATGAGCCGTTATGGGTGACACCTGACCTCGCCGCGAACGTCGCCGAGGTCAATATCAACACCATCCGTCAGTGGAAAGCTCGGGGACTCGTCCGGTCCAACGATCGCGGCTGCTACAGCCTCAGGGATGTCTGGAACTGGCTGGAGCAGCGCAATCAATCCCAGGTCAGGAAATTGACGGACCCGGATGAGACGATGACAACGTGACGGAAGCCACCTGGGACGCCATCGAACGCAGCTGCTACAGAACTGAGTACTACTAGCCTTTCGACACGCCGTAGCTGACCTACTTGCGTGGATTGACAATCCGTGTCACGCTGTCGGCACCAGGACCATGTCCTGGAATCATCCCCGCCGTCCGCTTAGCTGCGTATCGGCGGGGTTTTGCTTTGTCTGGAGACCCCGTGTTTGCACTAATAGCGTTCGTCATCTTCGTGATCGCGGCCGTACGTGATTGGTTCGCGACCGCGCCGACCCACCAGCTGGGTCTGCTGTTCATCGGCCTGGCGTTGCTGTCGTTGCATCTTGTGTGGGGGATTGTGCTGCCTCACTTCACCCGGGCACCCGCTGCACCCCCGGCCGCGTAGACGTGTCGCTTCTCTGGATCCTGGTGCTCGTCCTGGTCGTGGTCGCGATCATCTGGGTCGTCAGGCACTAGTGGAGCTGCATCCGACTCACGGCTTCACGAAGCGCGGCCACGCAGTCCACGGCAAGACGATGGACCACATGCCGACCGACACCGCCTACCAGCGGTTCTGCCAGACCATCGCGGTACGGGTAACACGCAACGTCGGCACGATGACATGCGCGTTCGTGTTCGCGCTCATCGCGTTCGTTGGCTTACCGGCGGCGTTGGGTTTGACGCTGGTGCCATCGCGGGCCGGCAACGTGGTGCTGTGGGTCAGCTCCGAGTTCATCCAGTTGGTGCTGTTGTCGATCATCATGGTCGGTCAGGATGTGGCGGCGAAGGCTAGCGACGCCCGGACGGCCTTGTCGTTCGAGCATTTGGAGTTCGTGAAGAACCAGGTCGACGAGACCACTGATGGCGGACTGAAGAAGATCCTCGACGCGATCGAGGCGCTAAAGCCTGCTACCTGATCGTCGTTGATTTCCCCGCGATCGGAGGCCGGTGAATGGTCGGTTATGACCTGTGGGACACGGGCCCGAAACTCAACGAACTACTCGCCAACACGCACCTGATCCTCACCAACCAGAATCTGATCCTCGTCCAACTACACGAAACGAGAGAACAAATGACTTCAGCACAAGGCGACATCGACGCGGACGTTGCGGCTCTCACAGCGTCGGAGGCTGGTATCGCGAGCGCGGTAACTGCTCTGGTCGCGGAGATCGCGAACCTTCAGTCGCAGGGTGTCGACACGACCAAGCTGGATGCGATCGCGGCTCAGTTCACTGCTGACACGACCGCTGACCAGGCGGACGTACCACCAGCCTCATAGCTTCTCCGTCTTAGTAGTGGTGCGGGTGTGCTGCAATCCGCGAGCTAACAGTTCGCGGTAGGTGTCGGCTTTGGATTGGCCTTTGTCGGCCGCGAGAGCGTCTACGGCGGCTTTGCCTGATCGGCTGATGTAGAAGCTGACCATGACCCGATCCTTACTCGGACGCGGCAACGTGGCCTCGCGGGTTGTCATCGTCTCGCCAGCGCTTATGTTCGGGGCGTACGAGGATGGCGCCGGTTCTATCACGGGGCGCGATGCGCTTAGGCTTCGGCGGTTCCTCGCCGAAGATCTGTGCTAAGAACTTCTCTTCCGGGCTGGGCTCGCCGTCGCTTGATGCACACGCGATGTGACCGCGTGACTGGACGTGCTTGGCCCACCATTCATCGAGTGCTTGTTCGGTATTGGCTGATTTTTGGCCGTGACGCTTGGGGCAGACCTTGCACCGGGTGAGCCAGTGATCGACGCCGAGCTGTTTGGTGTAGCGGACGAAGGCAAGACCAGGCAGACCAGGCAGACCAGGCCAAGGCCAACGGGATGACGGGACGACCCCGGATGACAGCAACCCGTAACCGCTTCCACACCGCCAAACCCAAACCAGACCACAGCCGGAAGTACGGCCCCGAACACCAGAGACTCCGCGCCCACTACAACAAACAGGTGCAGGCAGGGCAGGCATACTGCCAGCAAGGACTCAAGGGATCATCCGGCCGCTGCCACTACCGCACCCGCTGGATACCACCAGGCACACCCTGGCAGCTAGGCCACGACGACACAGGCACCCACTACATCGGCCCCTGCCACCCACGCTGCAACCAACGCGACGGGGCACGCAGGGGCGGCCAAGCCGCCGCCACCACACAACGACCACGTACTACCTGGCACTCACAAACGTGGTAGCCGAGCCGCCTACACACAGGCCGGTGGGGGCAGGTAAAACTACAAAACGGACATAACTACGACCCGCATGTTTTCCCTTTTTTCGCGGGGTGTTCTGGAGCGAGTGCGCGCACGGGAAGGGGCGGTCGGGATGGGTCGACAGTGCCGTAACCCGAAGTGCAACCGTCCGTTGACTGGTCGTAAGACGATGTGGTGTGACAGTGGGTGTCGGAACGCGGCGAGTCGCGCGGCGAGTCGTGGTGCGACGGTGATCAGCCTCCCGAAGGTGGAGGACCAGGGCCCTCTGAGCACGTATTCGGCGTTCAAGGCGGCTCTCGACGCTGCGGGGCGCCTGGACACGCCTTTAGGGCAGCTCGCGCTGTCTCATGCGGCGCTGTTGAACGCCTCGGTTGCTGTGATGGGCCGTGCGGCGTTGGCCAAGGAGCTTCGTGAGACGTTTGTTGAGGCGATGAAGGATGCCGACCACAACACTTCCGCTCTCGACGAGATCAATGAGTCCGCTGCTGCTGCGCTCGAGCTCATTCGTGGAGCCTGATCTTGTCGCGCCGAGGTATCTGACTGTCCCGGAGTATGAGGGCACGTTGGGTCCGCATGTGGCGGCGGTGTCGACGTTGGCGGGGTTCGCGCCTGATCCGGAGCAGCGGATTCTGTTGGATGGTGCGTTCGGGTTGGATAGGTCGGGGAAGCCGGCTGCGTTCGCGGTGGTGGTGATCGCGCCGCGGCAGAACTTGAAGACGGGGTTCCTTAAGCAGTATTCGCTGGGTCAATTGTTCGTCGTGTCGCAGCATTTGTCTCGGCGGGACGCTCAGGACTGGCTGATGGTGTGGTCCTCACATGAGTTCACGACGGCCGAGGCTGCGCTGCGTGACTTGGAGTCGCTGATCGAGGGGTCCCCGGATCTGGCGCGGATGGTGAAGCGGACGAGCCGCGGGTTCCTCGCGAAACATGGCGCTGTTCCGGTCATCGAGTTGAAGAACGGCGCCCGGTGTGTGTTCAAGACCCGCACCAAGGGCGGCGGGCGGGGGTTGTCGGGTAACAAGACGATCCTCGACGAGGCGTTCGCGGTGCAGGCGGGGCAGGCGGGGGCGTTGCTGCCGATCATGTTGGCTCGACCGGGCGCGCAGGTGTTGTGGGCGTCGTCGGCGTGTCGACCCGAGTCGGCTGTGTTGTGGGATCAGGTGGTCCGTGGTCGCGCCGGGGCCCGGCGGATGTTGTATGCGGAGTGGTGCGCGCCGCCCCCAGCGGAGGCGTGCCGGTTGGGTGAGCGGTGCACGCACGGCCGGGAGGTTCGCGGCTGCGGCTGCGACGACCTGGACCTGATCCGGGGTGTTCATTCGGCGATCACCCGCGGCCGTATCGACATTCAGACCGTTGTCGATCTGCGGTCGCTGCCGCCGGAGGAGTATTGCCGGGAGATCATGGGCTGGCACAACGACGTCGTCGGTTCGACGATGATCATGTCGCTGGCGAAGTGGTCGCTGCTGGCCGATGAGAAGTCTGGCCTCACATCGGTGTCCGCGTTCGGTGTCGCAGTGTCACATGACCGCAAGTGGGCGAGTATCGGCGCGGCGGGGCCGGCTAAGTCGGCGATCGGCCGCACCCACCTGGAACTGGTCGACCGGAGACCCGGCGTCGACTGGGTGGTGGAGCGGTGCAAGGAGTTGGCGAAGACGCACAGGCGGGTGCCGTTCGTCGTCGACGACCACGGCCCGGCGGCGTCGCTGATCAAAGCGTTGAAGCAGGCGCGGGTGCCGCTGATGACAACCAGTACAGGTGAGTACGCGGACGCGACGGAACAGTTCCTCGACGGTGTGGTGGGTGAGTTGTTCACCCACGGCCCGGACGAGGTGATTCAGGACGCGGTCGACGCGGTGCAGCCGCGGCCGATGGGTGACCGGTTCGTTCTCGGCCGCAAAGCGTCGGGGGACATCACAGCGCTGGAAGGTCCCATGCTCGCGGCGTGGGGCGCATCGAACTACAAGCGGCCCACCTATGTGGTCGACCTCAACCAGTTTGGAGCCGTAGATGACGTGGTTGAGGCGGGTGACGAGGCAGCGGGTCCTGATCCACTCGGCCGCTGACCAGACGTTCGAGGGCTTGTTGTGGGAGCAGGACAAGGAAGGCGTGACCCTTCGGGACGCGGCCCTGATCAGTGAGAAAGGCGCACAGACGCGGCTGGCGGGGGAGGTGTGGATTCCCCGCGGCAACGTGCTGTTCGCGCAGCACGACGGATAAGAGGCGGCCATGCAGGTTCTGACCAGGGATCGGCGCTTCGAAGAGGTCCGTTCGGGCACCTGGAATCCGGCTCAGCAGTGGGGTTCGACTGTGCCGCCCACCAACGGGCAGGCGGGTGGCGTCGCGGCCTCGGGGACGACGGTGTCGGAGAAGCACGCGATGCAGCTCGCGGCGGCGTGGGGGTCGGTGTCGATCATCTGCGACGCGTTGGCGACGCTACAGATCCGGCAGTACAAGCTGGTGTCGAGTAGCGACGTCCCGGTGCAGATGGACCCGTCGCAGGTCATCGCGGAGCCGTGGCCCGAGATCAATCAGCTGGATTTCATCACCCAGGGCACCTATTCGCTTTTGCAGCGGGGGAATCTGTTCGGCAACATCACCGCACGGGACCCGAACACCCTTTACCCGACGCAGGTGCAGCTCGTCCACCCTGATCATGCGCGGGTTCGCCGCGCCGGCCAGGGGCAGATCGAGGTGTCCTACTTCAACAAGGTCGCGAACCCCGACAATGTGACCCGGGCGATGGCGCTGTCCGTCCCTGAGGGACTGGTCGGGTTGAACCCGATCGAGTACATGCGTAACTCGTTCGGGCTGGGTTTGGCGCAGGACGGCATGAGTGGTTCGTTCTTCGCGAACTCGGCTAGGCCCGATGGTGTCCTCCAAGTCGAGGGTGATCTGGACCCGGACGAAACGAAGGCGATGCTCGCCGCGTGGAACTCCTCCCATCAGGGCATCGAGGCCGCGTACGGCGTCGGTGTGTTGACGAGCGGCGCCAAGTGGCAACCGATCACGATGAACCTCGCGGACGCCCAGTTCTTGCAGCAGATGCAGTATTCGGCGTCGGTGATTTCCGGGATGATTTACCGGGTTCCGCCGCACATGCTCGGCATCGTCGACAAGTCCACGTCGTGGGGTGCCGGCATCGAGCAGCAGGAACAAGGGTTCATCACCAACACCATCGGGATCTGGCTGGCCCGCTGGGAAGACTTGATGACGTCGTGGCTGCCACCAAGGCAGTTCGTGATGTTCGACCTGAGCAAGCGGCTCCGTGGTGACACGTTGCAGCGCTGGTCGATGTATCAGATGGCGCGGGTTATCGGTGCGATGAACAACCTTCAGATCATCAAGGCTGAGGGTTTGGAGATTCCGACGGACCCGGCGGTGTTGGCGACGTTGGCGGATTATGCGGCGCCGTTGAATTCGGCGCCGATGAAGCCGACGAATTCCGCAGTCGACGGAGACAAAGCGTAATAGCAAAGCACCCAGCGGAGAAGCCCGAAAGGGAAATGGGTGACGTTTTGGAGATGGGGCTTCCCCGCTGAGTGCAGCCACAAGTCTACCTGAAAGGAGGTCGCCGTGACAGACGACGCAAGCGACGCAGCCGAGGAGAAGGCTCTGCCGAAGTCGGTCGAGTGGCGCAAGACGCGCGCCATGGAACTGCGAGGCGCCGAGCGTCGCACCCATCTGGAGCATGTCGAGTTCCGCGACAACCCAGACGGGTCCCTGCATCTGTCCGGTTACGCATCGGTTACGAATACTCCATACGATATGGGATGGTATTCCGAGTCGATCTCCCGCGGCGCGTTCGCGAAAACCCTCGCCGAAAACCCCGACGTGCAACTCCTCGTGAACCACGCCGGGCTGCCGTTGGCGCGCACCAAGTCGGGCACTTTGCAACTGTCTGAGGACAACACGGGGCTGCGGGTAGACGCTGATCTCGACCCGGAAGACCCCGACGTGCAGTCGCTGTCGCGGAAGATGAAGCGCGGCGATATCGACCAGATGAGCTTCGCGTTCCGTGCGACCAGGCAGTCCTGGGACGAGGACTACACCGACCGGCAGATCACCGAATGCGATATTCACCGCGGCGATGTCAGCGTTGTGAATCAGGGTGCGAACCCGAGCACGTCCGTGTCGGTGCGCACTGAAGACGCACTGGTGGCGTTGCGGCACATCGGGCACCTCGGATTCCTCGAGGCGATGCTCGACATTCGGCGCTTCTCCGGCACTCCGCTGGAGCAGCGGGCCGGGATGACGCTGTCCGCGGCCACCACCGAGGTACTGACCCAGGTGCTGGCCCTCATTGCGACGGCGGACGAAGCAGTCGACGAGGCTCAGCCGCTCCTGGCCGATCTGATGGGCGTCCCCAACCCCGACGAGCCCGAAGAGGACGCGAGCGATGCGACCGTCGATGACACCAGCGACGAAGGTGACGACGGCGACCAGGGCGGCGACGAGGGCGAACAGGACTCGGCCCGCAGCGTGTCGCTGGCGTTGGAAGCCCGCCGCCGCCTAGAAGCGCTCCGCTACCCGAAGAAGGACGCAGCATGACCAGCGTCGAAGTCGTGTCCGAGCCGCTCACCTACGAGCGGCACGGCCCCCACTCGTACTTCCAGGACATGTATCGGGCGCAGGAAGATCCTCGCGCCTTTGACCGCTTGTCCCGGCACAGCGCGGAGATGCGGGTCGTTGGTGAGAAGCGGGAGGCACGTGCCCGTCAGGCGCTCGACGCTGGTGACCTGGAGTACCGGGTCAGCCCCGACACAACTCAGGGCACGGGCGGGTACCTCACCGTGCCACTCTGGCTCGATCAGTTGTTCGCGACGGCGCCGCGCCCGGGCCGGATCTTGGCAGCTCTGATCGAGGCTGCGTTCGACCTGCCTGACGGTGTGTCGTCGATCAACGTCCCGATTCTGACCGCTGGCACGGCCGTGCAGCCTGTGCTCGACGACTCCGCGGCGCCGAGCGCTGATGTCACCGACGCGGCGGGTTCCTCGACCGTCGTCACCCTCACTGGCCAGTCTGATTGGCCGATCCAGGCACTGGAGCAGTCCCCGGCCGGTGCCGCCCTGGATTGGGTGATCTTCACCGACATGGCTGCCGCCTACGACGCCCAACTCGAAACGCAACTCCTCACCGGACTGGGTGCCGCTGCGAAGCAACTAGTTGGTGTCCTCAACGTCGCGGGCACGGTCGGCGTCACCTACACCAACGCGTCGCCGACCGGCGCGTTGCTGTACCCCTATCTCGGCCAAGCGACGGCTCGGGTCGGTAACAACCGCAATCTGCCGCCGGAGGCGTTTCTGATGCGGACGGCTCGGTGGGCGTGGCTCGCTACGTCTGAGGACACGCAGGGCCTCCCCTTTTTCTTGCCCACGTTTTTTCTCGGCGACGACGAGGACACCCCGGATGCGCTCGGTGGTGTCGTCGGGATCCCCGTGTTCTGTGATGACGCGTTGCCCGCGAATCTCGGTGCGGGCGGCAATCAGGATGTCATTGTCGCGTTGCGACCGTCGGACATGGTCATTTTCGAAGGCACCCCGCAGACCACCGTGATGCGTGAGGTGCTGTCCGGGTCGCTCGGTGTCCGCTTCCAGATGCACAACAGAGTTGCTGCGATCACGAATCGCTACCCGTCCGGTATCTCGCCCATTACCGGGACGGGCCTCGTCGTGCAGTCAGGCTTCAGCTCCTGACGCAATGGAGCACCCAGCGGAGAAGCCCGCACACCGACTGGGTGCCGCTCATGACCTGGGGTCTCTCCGCTGAGTGCCGTCCCCGAGTCTAACCACTAGTCGTTTCACCCCACGCCGGGCCTGTGCCCGGTGCGCGCCGCTGCACCCACGGGTCGCAGCACCCGCACCGGACGTGGCGCACCACCTGGGAAATCCAGCAAACCCCCAGAGCGCACGAATGCGCCCGACGCTAGGAGAACAGCAATGGCAGACAAGAAGGAGCCGACGCTCCTCGAACTTTTGAACGAGCGCCGCCAGAAGGCGTTCGAAGCATGGAGCGGTGAGATCGGCAGGCGGGAGACCGCTGATACCGATTTCGAGGCTCGCCGCAACGCTACCGACGAGGCTGTGCACCCGACCGACGACGAGGTGACGGCGCACCGTGACGCGCAGGCCGCGTTCCGGGTCCGCTCGGACGAGGCTGAGGTGGAGTTGCGCGAGTTCGACAAGCGCATCGACGAACAGGGTGAGATCGAGACCCGCCGCGCCGCCGCCGCCGCAGCCAGCAAGGGCAACGCCGAGGTCGAGTCGGAGCCGCTGACCTATCGCCGCGACAACGCCCACGTACGGTCCTACTACGCCGACCTCGCCGTGGCGATGGTCGACGGGGTGACCTTGTCACGCAACAACAAGACCGAGGCCCTGACCCGCCTGAACCGGCACGCCGCCGAGATGGACGTCGAGATCCCGAAGCGGATCAAGGCGGCCGAGGCCCGCGCCGTCGCCCGGTTCGCGGAGGCCGAGTCCCGGTCCGTGTCGCGCCGCAACGGCGTCACCATGGAAGATGTTCGCCCGCTCGCCTACGACCCGTTCCAGCGGTCACGGCGTGGCGCTGAACTGGAGGAGCGGGTCACCCCGAACCGGCAGGACGGCTACGGCGGGTACCTGATCCCACCGTTGTGGCTGCCCGAGGACTTCATCCCCGGCCTGCGTGCTCAGGGTGTCGCCCGGGACCTGTGCCGGCAAATGGACTTGCCCGCCGGCACCGACAGCATCAATATCCCGAAGTTGGCGAACCTGACCGCGGTTGGGTATCAGCAGGCGGACAACTCCGGTGTCGTGACGCAGGACTGGACGGACACGTTCGTTCAGGCCAATGTGAAGACCGCCGCGGGGCAGTCCGACGTCGCGTTGCAGCTGTTGGAGCAGTCCCCGAACGGCATCACCGACGAGGTGATCACCACTGACCTGCTGGCCGCGTACAACCAGTTCGTTGATCAGCAGGTGATCTCCGGTGACGGTGTGTCGACGGGGCAGCTCAACGGCGGCCACATCCTCGGGATCTACCCGTCGAGCAACTGGGCGAACACGAACGGCGTGACCTACACCGACAGCTCCCCGGCTGGTGTGCACTTCGGTGCTGGCGCGATGGGCCCGTTGGCGTCGAAGATCGCCCGGACTCGTTTCGACGTCGAGGACTTCGCGATCGTGATGCACGGTCGCCGCTGGTTCTGGTACTCCACGGCGAATGACGTCAACGGTCGCCCGCTCGGTGAGACCCTCGGAGCTGGTCGGTTCCAGGCGGCGGTCGCTGAAGAGGAACTGGCCGCCTACGGCCGGGTCGGCACCTTGCCGTACCTCGCTGACGCGCCCGTGTACATCGACAACAACATCCCGATCACCGACACCGCTGGTGGCGGCTCGGCACAGGACATCGCGATCGGTGCCCTGTGGTCGGACCTGTGGCTGTTCATGGGCGACCTGCGGACGAACGTGTTCCGTGAGGTTCTCTCCGGCAGCCTCGGTGTCAGGTTCCAGGTCTACAACTACTTCGCGTTCCTCGCGCGGTACGGCCAGTCGATCGCTGTCGCGACCGGCTCCGGTTTCGCTCAGCCGTCCACCGGCTACGGCGACTACTTCTAAACCGCCCTCAACCAGATAGGAAAACGATTATGCCTGGCGATCTTGTTGGCGGTTCATACCCGCTCACGTTCGACCTCAAGAAGCTCCTGGGCGCGGTCAACGCGACCCAGGGCAACATCGCGGGTCGCAGCAACCTGCAATGGCCCATCGGGTCTTTGCAGGACGCTGCGGCTTCGCTGGTAACTGCGGACATCACCCTCGTCGCGGTCCCCGTGGAGTACGGCGACGAGTACAACTACGTGGACGTGCTGGTTGGTGCGACCCCTGCGTCGACACCCACCCACTCGTACGCGGCCCTGTACTCCGGCGTCCTCACCACGGCGAAGCTGGTCGGCACCCAGTCGACGGACAGCACCACGACCGCTATCGGGGCATCGACGACGCTGACCTACACCCTCGGCGCCGGCTACATCGCGAACCCGGTCGATTCCCCGTACGGGTACCTGTACGTCGCGTTGGCGCAGACCGGCACCACCGTGTCGTCGCTGATCTCGGGGACGTTCCCGACCGCGGCGCAGAAGGCGTGGTACACGAACATGCCGAAGCTCGCGGCGACGATCTCCGCAGCGGGCGGGACCGCACCAGCAACGATCACACTCGCGTCGACGACAGCTATCGCGTCGCCTCCGGTGGTCGTTCTCCGCTAGTGGCCATACCGGGGCAGGAGACGCCTGAGCAGAACATGCCGAAGCCGTCGCCTGCCCCGGTCCCACGGAAAGAACACGCCGTGCCGCCCGAGAAGGAGACACGTGAGGATCGTCATCCCCCATGCGGGCCGTCGGCACACCCAAGTGGACGCAGCAGCTCCTGACGGTGCCGAATGGCATGACGTCGGCGGCGACGACCTCGCCTACTGGCGGCTGATGTGCGACCTATGGGAGCAATGCCGCGATGACGGTGACGACCTTTGGATCATCGAGCACGACGTCATCTGTCGGCCCGACGTTCTCTCCGCTTTCGACGACTGCCCCGCGCCCTGGTGCGCCAACGGCTACTCCAATATCTGCCACCGCGAGTGCCTCGACGCTTGGGCGAACCTCCTCGGCTGCACCCGCTTCCGCAACGAACTGATCCGCGCCGTTCCCGACGCCGTATCGGCCATCACCCGACCCGAGCATCTGGACTGGCACAACCTCTGCGACGGCATCGGCGGCAACCATCCGATGATGCCCGGTTACACCCCGAATGAGAACTGGGGTCTACGTGCCGCTGGATTCACACACCACTGGCACTGGCCGGCAGTTGACCACCTAGACCGCAATGTCGATCCCGATTTCTGGTACGGGCCTGGTGGCCGGTACGCGAAGGAGCCAGCATGAGCACTCTGTCCGACATGCACGCCAAGGCGACCGCGATGCTGGAGATGATCGGTGAGGACTTGGACGCGTTCGGTGGTGATGTTGAGGGGCATCTGCGGGTTGTGATCGCCCATCTGGAGCATGTCATCGGTGATGCCAAGCCCACCCCAGTCGAGCCCGTGGCCGAGCATGAGCTCGTCGCAGAAGTGCAATGGCGCGACCCGGCTGGCAGGACGGTTACCGCCGATGAGCCTGCTGCGGCTCCCGCCGCCGTGAAGCGCACCAGCGGCAAGAGCTGACCCCATGTCGGGGACTATCACCGTCACCGGCATGTCCGCTGGTCTCACGTCCGGATACAAGGTCATCGGCCCGATCACGATCACCGGAAGCAACCCGGTCGGGGAGATCATCGACGCGACCCTCGCGTCGGGTGACAACACGTTCACGGTGCCCACGGGGGCGACTGCGGTCCTTCTTGCGCTCGGCTCGGCGTCGGCAGTGACGGTGAAGGTCCGCACCAACCTCAACGCGGGCGATGCTGGACTGCCGGTTGCCCCGTTCGGCGGGGTCGGGTTCATGGTGTTCAACCTCGTCGCTGACGTGACCAGCGTGATCCTCAACGCGTCCGGGTCGCTACCCAACGCCGAGCTGTCCTTCATCTAAGGGGGTGCGTTGTGCCGGCTGTCGCTGACCTCACCATCCGCCAAGGCGACACCACTCCCGCATTCACTGCGTGGGTCACCGACCAGAACGGGAACGGGCTGGACCTGACCGGTGCGACGTGCACGTTCGTGATGCGCGAGATGTATTCCTCGGCTCCGGTCGTGAATGCGGCGATGACCCTCAAGCCCCCTTTCTTGGGGCTGGTCACCTACAACTGGGCGAGCACCGACACCGCGGCAGCGGGCCTGTACATGGCGGAAATCCACGTCACCCTGCCGGGCGGTGGGACGTTCACATACCCGAACGACGGCTACCTGACGGTCGCGGTCGAGGAGAACCTCCTCACCTCGAACCGCACCCTTGTGTCCCTCGGCGACGCGAAGGACGTCCTCCTCGTCCCGGCGTCGGATCACAGTCATGACGCGAAGATTCTTCAGTTCATCCGCGCCGTCCAGGTCGTCGTTGAGTCGCGGGTCGGCGCGGTGGTGCCGCGGGTGTTCGACGAGTGGTACGACGGCGGCCATCCGGCGGTCAGGCTGCGGTATCGGCCGTCGACCGCGTTGGGGACTACGCCGCTGCTGATCCTGCTCGCATGCAGCGAGTACATCGGGCCGATCGAGTGGCCGCTGGCGGTGATCAGCTCACCGGACCAGGGGCAGATGTATTCGTGCATGTTGGATGTTCCGACGGGCACTGTGGTGCGCCGTACCGCTGGGGGCGCGGTGCAGGCGTTCGCGGGTGGCCCGCAGGCCGTGCACGTGGTTTATCAGGCGGGGCAGTCGCAGACGCCCGCGAACGTGTACGAGGGCACCTTGGAGTTGCTGCGTGAGCATTACCAGCAGACGCAGCAGGTCGGCGCCCCGGGCCCGGGCGGTAATCAGGTGGATGAGCACGAAGCCATCGGGGAGCTCGTCTCGGCGAAGGTCATGCAGTGGATCAGCCCGATGCGACGTCACCCGTCTGTCGCATGAGTATCACGTCCACCATCCCCGGTGCGGCCCAGACGCTCCTCGGCTACATGCAGGCCGTCGCCGGGGCCAACCCGGACCTGGATGTGCAGGTCTACACCGGTTGGCCCGTCACCAGCGCCTGGTCACCGAACTTCATGATGCTCGGCGACTACAAGGAAGGGCTGGTCGTCAGCCCGGATTCGTACAGGTGGGCGGCGGTCCCGGGCGCTGCGAAGCTCCGTTTCGAGGAGTACGCGCTGATGGGCTGCATCCGGGCGTGGTCGGGCAGCCCGGATGGTACCGCGCCGTTCGACCGCCTCGGTGAGGCGTACACGCTCCTCAATGGCTTGCACGATCAGATCGTCTCCGACATTGGGGGCGACTCCTACGTGGTCGATTCTTTGACGTCGTCCGGGTCGTGGGGTGACCTCGGCGTGACGATGGATGCCTTCGGTCAGATCGATGGTAAGGGCTGGGGTGTTGTCCTCGGCTTCGAGCTGCACGTGATAAACGCCCAGCTCATCGGCTGAGGAAAGGCCGAAGGCCCCACTGTAGCGGGGCCTTCGACTTGCCGCCCTGTGCGCAGGGTTGCTGCGTTGAGTACGGCCACGCGGCTCACAGCCCGAACCGCCAGGCAATTGCCTACCTATCGTAGCGCCCCTTCCACCGTTTCCGACACCCCGTGAAAGGGGCTGCTTGTCGTGCCCACAATCCGCAACCGCACCAGCCAGCTGCTGCATCTGCACCGCGTCGGCCGGGAGATCGAACCCGAGCAGTCGATCGATGTGTCCGACGACGAAGCGCAAATGCTCGCCGGCCACCCACTGCTTACGGGTGTCCCGCCGTACCCGCAACCCGAGCCGCCGGTCATCACAGCGGTCGCCGCGAAGCCCAGCAAACCCATCACCACGCAGGAAGACGGTGACTCGCAGTGAGTTCCCCAGGTTCAGGTCTCGGCTCATCGTTCGGCACAGGCGTCGAAACCGCTGGGTCGTACGGCACGTTGGCCACGATCGGTAAGTGGCTGGCCGTCGACTCATGCGAGATCAAACAGGCCCCCGTCTACTACAAGGGCGAGGGTTTGCACGGCGGCACGCTGGTCCGTGAGGACGCGGAAGTTGTCCGCACGAACCTCGATTCCGCCGGGTCGATCAAGGCCCCGTTCTATTACAACGGGCTCGGCCGGCTCATCGGGTCGCTGATGGGCTCACTGGCGGTCGCACCCTCAGCGGACACGTCACCCGCGTACACGGCCACGCACGCGTTCGCGAACTCATGGCATCAGTCGCTGTCCATTCAGCAGTGCATCCCGGACGTGGCGCAGGCGGCCCACTACTGGAACCACCTCGGCGTGAAAGTCACCGACGCCCAGTTCGAATGCTCCACTGGTAATCCGCTGCTGGCGACGTTCAACGTCGACTGCCAGGACACGTTCGAAGCGTCGTCCGGCACGTCAGCGACAGAGCCGGGCGGGTCGCCGTTCTTCGCGTTCCACCAGATGGCGGTGAAGGTCGGCGCCTTCGGTTCCGAGGTGAAGGTCGACGGTGTTTCGAAGTGGACCGGGGCGATCAAGCGGGCTCAGGCGAACAAGCGTTTCAACGCCGGCAACGTCACGACCAACCCCAACGACTCGTACGCCATCAAGGATGAGCCGGTCGACAACGGGTTCGCTGACATCACCGGCACCCTCGACACCGAATATTTGAACGACACCCTGTTCGAGAACTACTACCAGACGGACACGCCGTTCTCGCTGATCGTGGCGTTCACGTCCGCGACGCTGGCGGCTGTCGCATTCCCGTATTCGGTGACGTTCGCGTTCCCCCGCTGCCGGTTCCTCACGGGGGAGAACCCGACCATCGCCGGCCCGGACATCGTGAAGCCCGTCATGGCTTACGAAGTGATGCTCGACGGCACCCACCCGGCCGCGACCATCACCGTCGTCAACACCGACGTGACGCTCTGATGGCTGACCTGATAAAGCTCGACTGGGACGGCAAGCATTACGAGCTGGAGTTGCAGTCCATCACGGGCCGCGAATTCAAGTCCATCAAAACGCACCTCGGAATGAAGTCCGGCCCCTTCATCCAGTCGTTCATGTCATTGGACAACCAGGACGCGGACGCTGTCGTGGCGCTCCTCTGGTTGTGCAAGAAGCGGGCTGGTGAACAGGTCGACTTCGAGCAGCTCTCCGACTTGCCGGTGTTCTCCATCATGGAGGGCATCAGCACCCCCGACCTGGATGTCGAGGACGTGGTGGACCCAAAAGGCGAGGCGAGTACGCCGACCGTTGGCTAGCGACGCAGCGGCAACGGTTCGACACGCGGGCCGCTGACGAGCCGTGGGACATCGCCAACAAGTACATGGGCTGGTTCGCGATCGAATGCCATTACACCCCGGATCAGGTTTTCGACATGCCGTGGCCGCAGCTGGTCGCGTTGAGTCTCCTCGCCGATGACATGGCTGACGCCCGCAACCGCCAGAACACCAATCAGGCGATGAGCAGCCGACCACCACGCCGCATGACCTAAAAGGGGGGTTC